AGGTTGGCCATATAGCGTTATGTTATTCAATACACAATATGTAACAAATACAAACCCAACTGTAAATGGTTATAAATACCTTAGGTTTAATACACCTTTAGACACATCAGTTACAACTGTATCTGGTGTAGATGTAGCTATAGATATTTGGTATACATCATTTAGGTATAGTGATAAACAGTTGATGGATGCCTATGATACTACCACACCACCAGCTCCCTTGACCGTAGCAAATTGCACACAGGACATCTACTTGATGCAGACAGCCTACGATATATTAACAAGTGAATCTTGGGAACTGGCCTTTGAAGATGGTGCAGAGATCGCTGATAATAGGGACACATATAATCCCTCTGCAGGATTGTCGGCTAGAGATAAATTACTTGCTAGACTTAAAAAACAATTAGATGAAGCTGTAAAATCTAAAAGGTTTATAAGTGTTGGCGGGGTTAGAATTGATTAACATATAATTACTTAGAAGGTTTAAAATGAGAAAAAGAATAAGTACATTTACAAAAAATAGATATACTAAGGCAATACGAAACATCATGTCAGATCTTGGTAGACCTGTAGAGGTTTTTAAAAAACCAACTAAACATGAATGTTACAATTGTTATTTTGATAAACTTACAGGCAGTAGTACCAACACTTGTAAATGGACTTTAGCTGAAGCACTACAAAAACAAAATGAATATCTACAGTCAGGTGGTGTTGGTTTGAAATATAAATTTTTCTCAGCTGGCAGATGCCCTATATGTAAGGGCAAAGGTTATTTAGAGGTACAGCGCAAAGTATGGGCCAAATGTAAAATTACTTGGGACCCAGAAGCAGACGGTGCTTTAGTAAGTGACTCCTCCGGTGTTTCTGGAAGTACAAGTGTGGAGCTTAAGACTGAGCCAATATATAAAGATTTATTTACGGACTGTATGTATATGTTTGTAGATGGCGTAAAATGTACTTTATCTAAGCCACCTATTGTGCGCGGTCTTGGTGACACTTCTCTACTTGTTATATTAGCATTCACTACAGAAAATATGACACCTCCTACAGATGATAGTGATAAGGTATATTAATGAGACCTAGCAGTAGTAATAAGGTATCTAAAGATTTAGAGAAATTACTTTTCATAAATACTATGGATGCTTTTGATACATTTATACCTAAATTAAAGGATGTATATTTAACTACATACTCTGATGAGCTACTAAATATATCTATTGATGAAAACAGCTTAGCTAATCCTGTATATTTTTATGAGGACTACATGGAAGCTTTGGATGATTTCGAGTACATATCTGTGGTGGCTAAAGGTGAAATTAAGATAACTGTACCTGATGAAGATACTTTTACATTTGAAGGAAGACTAACTTTTTTACAGTGGTTATCTATGGGTGTTATAGGAACTTATTATGAATTATCTAAAAATGATTATGACTACTTAATTAATTATGATAGATTAAGTAAACAAATTAGAAGTACATTAAAAGACTTACCTGGTTTTTTAGGTGAAGAATTTAGTGATTTGGATTTTTATATTCTAGATGACGCTCTACACATACATGAAATATTAGAACATATTTTAAAAAAGAAATTAGTATTATTTCCATTCTCTAATACGCAAGCCATAGATTTATTTATTGATGGTAGAGATTTTTTTAATACTAACAAAGAGGCTCTTACTAATAACATAGTTGAGAAGTCATTGAAAGACTTAAAAAGGAGAGCTTACTAATGTATAAAATACGTAAAGAAGATTTAAGTGTTTATAGATATTTAAGGGATTTAGTACTAACTGACTTTATAGAATTTCAGGATAAAGATGAACTAGTACTAAATAAAAATAAATCTGACAACTCAACTAGTGTATATGATATAGTAACTACAGCTATTCCTTCTCCTTTTGAACACGGTAGAGGTATAGTGTATTTTGACGATCTAACAGATGAAACTTTAATAGATATTACTTCGTTATCTGGAACACCTGAACAATCAAACAGAGTAACTATATATGATGAAAGTTTAACAACTATAAGTGGTAACTTATATAGGGTAGACTATGTAGACGGTAAAATAATATTACCTGCTTATTTAGAGCCTAAATATATTGATTTTAATTGGCATTACATAAGTTTAGTAGATGAATGGAGTAGGTTATCAGCAGCGTCTGCACCTGTCGTAGTCTTGGATATAGCAGGTACACTTAAGACGGGTTACCAACTAGGTGGTGGTAAAAAAGTTATAAGGAAAAGTAATATTTATATATTTGCGTCGTCTTCTTCCGAGAGAGGAGATATAACAGAACTCATATATGATGGTCTATATCTAAAAACATGTCCTATATATGACTTCCCAAGAGGGTCTGTACTAGACTACGATGGTACTTTTTATAATAGTAAAAATAGTATAGATAAAGCAACTAATTTATTTAGTAGAACTGTAGTTAGTGGTACATCTAATTTAAGGTTTGAGGATGTTGAGGCAAGGAATATTAATTTACCACTGGCGCTGAGTAGACGTAATGAGTCTGCTATTCTTTCAGATTTAAACTCTTATAGGTCCAAGATTAGTTTTAATTTGGTATCTTACTGTTAGCTATTAAGTAACCTCTTATATTAGGAATATACTAATAAACTAACCTGTAGTATATAGAAAGGAAAGGCCAAGTAACCGAAAAACTAACCTGAATTTTTTTAAAATTATAAATCTGATTAAGGAGAATAATTATGGCTAGAAATAGAATAATTTATGCATCACAGAGTGTGTGGTGCAATGGAAGTTTGTTATATAGAGTACAATCTTTTGGTAGTACCACAACTTTTACAAGTGAAGATATTTTCGAATTAGGTCACTTAGATATCATCGACGTTGTTGATGACGTTCCAGCTGTTGCTGTAACCTTGAATACTAATGACTTTGGTGATGTAACCACAATGGCTCAATTAGCTCAGATACTACCAGAACGTAGAGCTATGGATGCCACTGCAAGTAATACAAACTCAAACTTAGAAGTTGTTGATAGCACTTTGACAACCACCGGTGTATATTTACATGGTGCTTGTGTACCTGACTTTGCTATATCTTGTGGAGCGCTTCCTGGTGTAACATTATGGGCACCTGTACAGGAAGAATGTTCAGCTGGTTCTCTGGCTTCTAATATTGACCAGACCTTGTTCTTAGATAAAGTGTTCGCAAACAGTTTGGAGTTTAGTTACTCTTCTGGTGCTAACGCAACTGAGAACTATGGGCTTGAGACAGATAACAAAATGTGGTTGTTAAATGACGGTCGTTTCGTAAACTGTGATAATTTCACTTTAGACGCTGCTGCTATTTCCAATGGTTATGTAGATCTTAGTTTAGCCGCCTCAGCAAATATAGCTGTACTTACTGGTGGTATTGGTTTCTTACGTAAAGATACCAACGGTGCTCCTGCTATTACTGTATATGATGCTTCTACTAATACAATGACTAATACAAAAGTTGTTGTTGGTGCTACTGCTGCTGTAAGTACTTTTATCTATCATGACACTGGTACACAACATAGAGTTTATCTACCAACAGGTGCTTCTATTGTAGCTGGTGATAGATTAGTTGTTATATACTCCGCTGATGCTTATGGTTCTGGCACCAGTAACAAATATTTTGCACTACTTGATAGTTTGAATAAACCTGATTTCGTTGGTGCTTTACGTCAGGGCCAGGTTGAAGTACATATAGTTTCTGACACCTCTGCAAGTTTTGATATTGCTTGGCGTTTAACTAGTGCTTCTATTTCTGCTTCACTTACTCGTGAGCCTTTAACTGAGTTAGGACATCTCTCTCCATATGATCGTCCGTTGACTCTTCCTGTACCTATCACAGTAGCTGTTGAATCTACTGCAGGTGACTTAGAGAACTGGGCTAAGGTAGCTAATAAATTATCTGCTTTTAAAGCAGGTACTTTAGATAGTATGGCTCTTGCTGACTTAATGGCTTCTGAAGATTTGAAACTTGTTGTTAAAGTTTACGCACAGACCGATGAGGAAGCTGGTGGTACTGGTGCCAACCGTGTTGTTGCTTCTACCTCTGACTTAGTTGGGCAGCATTACTGGGTAGATGGTACGATGGCTACTTACTCTGCTTCTGATAGAGAAAGAGCTTTGAAAACAATTATTGTTGAGCATTTAAAAATTACTGATGAGGGTATGACCTTGGATATGGGTGCTAATGCTACTCAGTCTTTCTCCTTCCGTTCTACCAACGATTTATACGTAATAAAAGGTGACATTTCCATTGGAAATATTACCGGTGGTAATAAAATTAGACGACGTGGTTAATATCTAGATTTTTAGATAAACGTAGTTTTTATGATGGTACTCATGATTTTTTCATGAGTACCATTTTTTTTATTTACACATTAATTAACTGACTATGTAATAGTAGGCTTAAAGTAAGTTTATAAAAGGAGTTTTTAAAAGGAGGCACTATGGGAGAGGTAGACAGAAAACAGTTAGACGCTTTGGTTAAAAAAGAAGTAACCAAACTATTTGAATCTGTATTAGATTATACGTCTATAGCAGTTTCAGATCCAGGAACATTCAAGATACTAAGAGGCAGGATATTACGTATTGGGAATGATTGTATAAGGACCATTATATCTGAGTTGGATTGTTATGATGTAAAATACTTAGATATAAGTGATGACATTATTGAAATTAAAAAGTAATTAAGGAGACGGTTATGGAAAGCAAAGGATTCAGTACTGAAGGTTTGAGAAGTTTTTTCAATGTTAAGAAAGACACCACATATTTCATTGTGGCGCCCACAGCAGAGGATATTAGAGGAGCTGACTGGGAATATAGTAAATCATACACAAAAAGCCTTGTAGCAGGTATCACCACAACTGCAGAGATGACTGATATTTTAATGCGCCGTGGTATTATAGGACCTGAGTTTGAAAAAAGGTCCAACGAGCTTGCTGCAGAGTTATCAGCAAAAATTGAAGATCTTCAAGATGCTAAAAATTCCCAAGAGAAATCTGAATTAGCCTATCGTGTGGCAGTGGCAAGAGATGAACTATTTCAATGGAATCAGCGATTATCTGCACCATTAGGTAATACTTGCGAGCAAATGGCAGATGACTCTAGGTTAGAGTACCTCACATCACGTCTTATTGTTGATGCCGATGGTAAGCGTCTTTGGGAAAAATTTGAAGACTACCTGACAGAAAAAGAGCAGTCATTGGCTCAGCAATCCCGTTTTGAAGCAATGCTATACCTACAAGGTTTGGATAGTAAGTTCTTAGAAAATACACCCGAAGCAATAGCTATGCGTGAGCTACAAGAAGAGGCTTCAATGCAGGTAGTTAAGGATTTAGCTGAATTAGTTTCTGAAGAAGATGTAGTATCAGATGTAGTACCAGACGTCGTGGAAGAAATCAATGAAGACCTTACGACTGACAGCCCTAAAAAAGCTGTAAAAAAGGTTAAGAAGTCTGAGTAATTAACTTACATTTATGTAGGTACTGTGTAATAGCAGTACCTACATTTAGGTTATTATGGAAATATCTTATGAAGATACAGACTTACTTATTCGTAAAATAGCTTTAGGTAAGAGTTTGGTATGTGTAGCTGGTGCATTCTTGCATCTACACTACCCTAATAATTTTTTAAAAATTAAATCTAAATTAGTATGGGACAACTCATACAATAGTGCGCTTAAAGAAGGGCTTTTACCTAAGAAGGATTTAGAAGAGCTTATTCTTTCTAGAGGTATTTTTTCAAAAGCAGATGAAAGTGCGGTAGCTAAATTACAGTCTAGGTTAGAAGGTCAAGAAGTTCTCCTAGCAAAAACTTTAAAAGTTAGAGCTAATCAAGATAGAATAAAAAAAACCATTTCTGAAATAAAAACAGAGTTATCAGCTATTTTAGCTAAAAAATATTCAAAACTATATATGTCGGCTGATAATAAAGCTGAAGAAGATATGTATGGTTTTTTGTGTAGCGAATGTACTTACACTGAACAGGGTGTAAAATATTGGAAGTCACATAAAGACTTCTTGGAAGATCGTGATACACAAAATAAAAATGATATTTTTTCTTATTTTATGGAATTTATGCGCGGCTTTAGTAGTAGCACTATAAGGTTTATAGCTAGAAGTAATTTATGGCGTATTAGGTATACATCTAGTTTGAAGATAGCTGAGCCTTTATTTGGGGTACCTTTAGTAGATTATACCACAGACCAATTAAATTTAATATATTGGTCTAATTATTATGAGCAAATTTACTCTATGTTACCTTCAGATAGGCCGCCGGATGCGACCATAGAGGATGATGAGGCTCTTGATAAATTTATGGATGATTATTATAAGGAGATGAATAATGAATCTTCTATACTAAGAAACCAAAATAAAAAAAATAAAGGTAAAGCCAACTTATCGGCATTTGATTCAGAAGAAGTTATTATAACACAATCAAATGAACTTTACTATGATATTAAATATGATAAGCCTAAAGAAGCACAGAAAATAAAAGATAGGACGGATATTAAGAAAAGAACCTCAGGAGGGTAAACTATTGGCTGGAACAAGCGAGCATATAATCAAAATCCAAGCAACATCGGATAGTAAAGGTACTGGTTCTGAAAGCAATACTTTCGACATAAATGGTATTAGTACTGCTATAGAAAGTTCCCTTAATCGCTCCATGAAGTCTATGGAGGTTACTATTAGTAATGCTATAGTAAAAGCATTATCTAACTCTCTTCCTGATTCCTCAAGTAATGAGGCATTTTCGAAACAGTTAGCCAGAGATGTAAAAGGTGCTATAGTTGAGGTAGTCAATAAAGCTGCCAGCTCTGACACTTCATCCAGTGCGAGAGATCTACAAAAAGAGATAACAACTACAGTAAAATCTGTCCTTACTGAAAGTTTACAAAGTTTATTTAAAGCTAACAAAGTTTCTAATGAACGTACCGCAACTACTTCCGCTGTAAAGAGTATATCCTCTAGTATACCTACACAAGGTACTAATGATATAGCTAAGGTAGCACAAGAATTATCCATTATTGCTAAGGCACTTACTGCCATACCTAACCTATCCAAAGAGTTTGCTGCTGAACGTGGTAAGGCCTCTCCAGATAATAGTAAGATGGTAGATTTACTAGAAGCTATACTTAGTACGGCAACTTCTGCAAAAGAAAGCTATAAGTCTGTAAGAGCACCTATTTCAAGGATCGATTCCGACCAATCTATTGGTGCAGTCTCTGTTTTATCTGCAGCTAACAAACAGTTTACTACTACTATAAATAAAATATCACAGCTAGTTGCTGACGGTGTTGTAGTAAAAGTAACAGCTGACACCGCACAAGCTTCTAAGGACATCGAGGAGCTAGCTAAAAATAATACAACTACTATAACTGTTGAGGCAGATACAGCTAAAGCCAAAGATAAACTGGACAAACTAATTGACCAGGATGTTATGTCACTTAGTATAGATTTAGAAAAAGACGCTATACCTGCTATCTATGACCGCTTAAAACAACTTCAAAATAAAATTAATGATATAAATAATAGTGGTATAGCTTTAGACATAGACACTAAAGCAGTACAGGACTTACAGGATAAACTAACAAAACTTGTACGTGGTTTTGATTATGTTAAAGGTTCTTTAGGTAGGGAGCAATATAATAAAACAAAAGAGCTACAGAATCTTCCTGATAGAAATGCTTCTTCTAAGTTACCAGAAAGAAGTCGTGTAGGTGTAGAAGCTCGTAGAGATAAGCTGGAGAAAGTAGTTGCTGAGTTGGAGTCAACACGTGTAGCTATGAATGCTATTCTAGATAGAAAAGAATCCTCTTTTATAACTAACGACCGTACTAAAAAAAGTGACGTACTTACTATTGAACATGACTTTGCCAAACTTGGTAAGGTACAAGATTTAAAAATATCCTTATCAAATGAAGACATAAGTAAATTTGTAAAAAGCGACCGTAGAACAACTACTTTACAAGACTCATCAGGTATAGAGGATCTTGTTAAAGAAGTCAATACTCTAATTTCCCATCTTGGTAAAGTTAGTGCTGGGCAAGATAATACTAAACTTATACAAGCGATAGATAAAAATACGGCTTCTTTAGATAAAGGTAAACTAGCAGATGCCATTGATAAGTTTAAAAAAGAAGCTTCGACTAATAAGTATTCTATATCTAATGCTGAAAAAGCAGTAAGTGTAAAATATAGTGAGAAGTTCATCAAGCCTAATGTTGCCTACGCTGCACCAGAAAAAGTAAAGAATGAGTACGAATTAAAAGTATACGAGAATATGTCTAAATTATCTATGTCTTTGGATAAGTTACAACAGACTATATACAACCAAGTATCAGAAGGTTTAAAACCTACGCCAGGCAAAAAGCAGTATACTGACTGGAAAGTTGTTGAAAACGAAGGTTCAGGAAGTACACATAACAGAGCATTTAATTTACGTGGCCGTGAGTGGGCCATGGATGTTGTTGATATGAAAAAACTTCGTAGTTTGACGGGCAAACAAGATGGTTCACCTAAAGAACTATTAAAAACATACTCAGACAAATTAGCTACTAGTTTACTACGAGAAAAAGGCCATAAGCCAAGCTCTTTAAAGTTGGAGATAGCTGATTGGTTAAAATCCAATGTAAAGTCTGGAGGAGTTCAAGGACTTAATCCTGAGGTACGTACTGCTATAGGTAAGGACGTTTTAGACCAGTTAAGTATACCTAATATAGGGAGTACACCAGTAGAGGATATAGCAGCTGCATTTAGTAAGGCATCTAATAGTGACCTAAAAGATATCTTTGCAAAAACAGTAGGATTTTCTGACATTCAGAAGTCTCTTGCAGATGTTAAACGTACTATAGCAATTCCAGCAGCTAAATTAACCAACACAGGCAGTACTGTTTTAGAGACACAACATGGAAGTCAAAGGTCTACGCTTCAATTAGCTGAATATAAATCAGGTCATGAAAGAGCTTTTGAAGGTTATATAAAAAATGCTACTGCTTTACTACAAAAAGTACCACAAGATAAGCAAGAGTCTTTTAAAGAGGGTATAACACCGGAGATTTTACAATTAGCTAGAGCTGCTAGAAGTGCTAACATGAACACTGATCCTCGTGACATCGTACCAGACACAACTAGTACCTATGAGGAGGCTTCTAGATTATTGCTAAAAGGGGTAGCTTCTAAGGGTGGTGTACCCGCTAATAAAGAAGACGCTGCATCTTTTTATAAGAAAGCTATAGTACCAATTAGTATTGAAAGACAACGTATAACACGAGGTACTTCCGGGGAACTTAAAGCGAAGGATGAGTTAGTAACTTTGTCTAAGCAAGTAGATACTGCTTTAAAGTCTTCTAACTCTGTAGATGAATTTATGGCCAATATGGATGCCATGGGGTTATCCGCTACCAGAGTTATAAAATCTTTAGACTCATTAAATTTTTCAAATGTATATGATGCCATAGAAAGAGCTACAGGGCCTAAGTTAGAGAAGATAGTAGGTAACATAGCAACATCCACTGGGGCTATTGGTGACTTTGAAAAAACCATATCCTCTTTAGAAGGTATGATGCCTATAGTTGAGAAGAACGCTCCAAGAAGAGGTATGCACCAGGGAGATACTGTTTCAGCTATGTTTAATTACTCCAAGGCACACTCAATGGATTCAGGTGCTGCATCTAAGCTACTAACACCTGAAGGAAAGTATGGCTTGTCTGAATCTGTAGACATTGAAGAACGTGGCTTTAAATCAAATAATGAAGCTAAGAAGGCCTTTATTACTAATTTTAATAGAAGGGCTAATGAACTTTTCTATGAAGCCAGTAGCTTACCTTCTTTACAAGGAGTAACACCAGAGGTTGCACATAGACAGGCTTTATTAAATGTAGGTACTAATAAACAACTAACTAGCTTAGGTTTACCAGAGTCCCCTGCAAGTAATTTAGAAACAACTCCAGATGCTATGAATAGACCTGGTAGAACAGTACCCATGTATACAGGTAATCTAAGAGAGATAGCACCGTTCTCTTTAGAATATCAACAAACAGGAAGAAATATTTCAGGTATATCTTCAGCCAAGGGCTTTGACACGGGCTTATTTGGTAAAGAGCAGGGCATTTCCTCAGAGTTCCCTAAGTTACGATCCGAGTCTGAAGACAAAGTAATTCAGGCAGGAAGGTTTGGTAAATCAGGTATAGGTTATAACGTTCTTGCGGAGTTGCGACATACAGCTGGTACGTTTGAAGATCAAATCTTAGTATCTGGAAAGTTAGCAGATGCTGCTACTACAGCTGTTAGAAAACTGGTGCGTCCTAAAGCTAGTGCAGGTAAAGCCTCTACAATAAATGAAGGGCCTATAAAAGACTCTGATATTGAAGAAGTGACCGGTAATATAATGTCAGTTATGGGAATAGACGAGAAATATAAACGTCGCCCAGACAAAGCATTTATCTCTAACGTTAAGAATGAAGTCACTACAAATAGAGGTGCTTCGGTTGAGGTGCAGTCTGCAAAGTTAGCAGAACTATTTTTAAATCATTTTGGTAGAAAATTAACTACTAGATATGGCTCTAAAGGTGTTTCTGTAACTCCAACCAGTCCATCAACTTTGGGCGACATAATTTCAGCACATAAAGATTCTAATGTAAAGGTACTTGCTGGGGATGAGCAGAAGAAAGCTGGATTAGGTGTAGCCTTTATGCCTAAATCTATGGGTGAATTATCTTCCGATATTTTAGGACAGCAGGATACCAAAACCAAGGAGAAGATAAGTGCTGGTATAGGTATGGATGTTGACGTACTAGCCCAAGAACTTAAAGACTCAGGTAATAAGTTTATATTAGATATATTTACAGATGTAAATAAAGGATTAGTTACAGAGAATGAGGCTATTAAGAACTTATCCACTTTTGATAAAGCTAAAAAAGCTTTCGCAGAGTTGGATATAAATTTAGCTCAAAATATTGAAGGTATAAACCAAATAAAAGGTATGCATGTAGGAGAGAAAACTACAGCAAAAGCTATTGATGTACGTATTAGTTCTTATGGTGCAGCTAAACGTGGCTTACAAACTGAGCCTTTAGAAATGGTTGCTAATAACCTTGCAAGTAGTAAGGGTAATACTGTAATTAAGAATACTATTGATGACCAGAAAAATAGCTTAATATCTGGTAAGTCTGGTGGTTCTTTCTCTAAATATAGTAAGGCTCTAGGCTTCTCAGGTTCAGGTAAGACTGATGAAGAATTACAGAGCAAGATAACTAGTATGTTTTCTAAAGAAAAACTTCAAGATAAAAGTACACAAGATGCAATAAAAGCCATGATAGAGTTGGAGAAAAAATCCAGCTACTACGTAGAGGTTGTTGATGAACTAAACAATAGAAGAAAGAGTTTAGTAGGTGAAAAGTTCTTATCTATAGTAGAAGAACCTACACAGACAGAAGAATGGTCTAAAGGTGCCATAGAGTCTCTAAGTAAAGGTATAAAGTTAAATATACCTGCTTATGCTGCGTATACTTCTACGTTTGGTGAAGACTCTGCCTTCATGAAAAGTCTGAATGAAAATTTCACTGACAAACAGGCCGAACACTACGATAATATACTTACTTACTTAGTAAATACTAATGAGGAGTACAAAAATAAAGTATTAGGTGCAGTCAAGTCAATTGATATAAAAGATCTTAAATCTGTTAATAAAGACGCAACTAAGACTTTTAATGAAGGCGACCCAGGATCACTCCTTGGCACTATATTTGATACTGATAAATTACCAGGAGCTTACAAGACAACTATACCATCTACCACAAGTAAAGATGCCCCTGGTGAAGACTTATATATTCCAAGGTCTATATCTAGAACATCTTATGCTGACCCAATGCAAGCGGGCGCTTATGGTATAAAAAAGACAGGTAGTAAACTTCAAGATGTTATTGACAAGTCTAGATCATTACAGGCTTTCTATAATAAAGACACTAGCATGTTATTAGATACTGACGTTACTGGTATGTCGGGCGCTTTTGGTAGCACTGCTGCAAATGCAATGTCTTCACTATTTGCAAAGGATGACCGAGGTAGATCCACTGGACTTGAGCAATCAAACACAGAGGAGGCGGTTGCTAAAGTTAATAAAGTTAAACAAGAACTTATGCAGCTTCTTGTTAAATTGGATGACCAGGGTAAATTATCTAAAGAAGAAGGTTCCTTAAGTACAGGTGTACAAAACTTCTATAACAGTAAACATAATCTTAGTGGAAAGTTTGACAATCAGAAAGGTAGTGAGTCTGACTTTGTTAAGCATTTAGGTACAAAAGAGGGTTTTAATTCTCCTACTGCTTTAGCAGCTATGAAGAATATGCTGATTGGTACAGGTAATCCTAACGTTGCTGATACAAGTGTTCTAGCTAAAGCTACTGATACTTCTACTAGGTTAGATGTTATGACAGGTGTCTCTAATGCTTTAGGCAACAAAGACAGTATATTTAGTTATGGTAGAGGTGCTAACTCTGAGGAGAAGTATAATAATCAGGTAACTAAACGTCAAGAAGACCTTGATAGATCAAAACAGTCTTATCAAGATACTTTACGTAAAAATCTTGTAGGTAAAAAAGGGTCGGTAGCCAGAACTTTTTTCACTAGAAACATACCATCTGTTTTAGCTAAAGCTACTAACGCTACTGTGGATAAGACAGAAGAACTAACTGCTTTTTCTCAAACACTAAAAGGTATAGAAGGTTTAGACTTAGGACAAGAAATATCTACTATAGAGAAACTTACCGAAGAACACGCACAAAATGTATCTAAATACAAAGATATTGGTATGCCTGTCCTTAAACAACATGAACTGGGTGTATCCAGTAAGTTGGCTGAAAAACTTAAGGTTAACTTCACTAAGAGATACGATAAAGATAAAGGTACTGTATTAAATAAAGATGAAGATAAAAATTTTCAAGGTACATTGAAAGATCTTTTAGAATATTCAAGTGCTTTGGAAAAAACTGCCAGTAAGATACAACCAAAGGAACGTGCTGACGATATAAAGAAATATATAGATACTGAGTTAAGCCCCTTTGTTGAGAGTGTGCGTTTCCCATTCACTGGTACATCTTCTCTGAAGCCTTACAAAGCTAAGCTTGTACAAACTGCTGGTGGTATAGGTGATGACGCTTTAATGGTTCCAGGTACACCAGAAATGGATATGGGGGCTTTTGAAGACGTCTATAATTCTATAAAAGATAAAGTTAAAAGCTTATCTAAAGAAAGAGAGGCTGCACGTACTGTTGGGGATGATACACAAGCTAATGCTTTAACAGGTACTATAGATAAACTAAATAGCGCTATATCCGCTGTTTTACCTAAATATGTAGCTCATGCCCAAAAATTGGATTATGATGGTGACCAGATTGAACTTCATACTGCCAAAACATCTGAGGCTAGAAATGACATCTACAAACATTTCCAGATGCTTACTAAAGATATAGATTCGACAGCTGGTAAATTTGGTGACTACTATTCTTATGATGCTAAACAGCCATCACAAGGTGACTTACCACTATCTTATATGTCCCAGGCATTTAGTAAAAAGTTTGATAGTTCTAAAGGGTATTCGTTCCTTGATAAACCTTTTACTACTGAAGATTTATCTTACTTATCACCTAAAGAAAAAGTAGGTATACTTGCAAGTAAAGAGCAAGACCTAAATATGACTTCAGGCGGCGAATCTGTTAGTAGAGTTATGCGGGCTATCTACGAGAAAGTAGGGGCTAAGTTTGATGACAAGTCTATAAAAGGTATAGATGATTTAGGTGAAGCCTCTGAAGCAGCTGTAGCTGAGCTTAATAAGATAAAAGATATAAAAATCAAATCATTTATTGAAGGCTACTTAAAAGAAGAATTGTCTAATATGAAGTTAGATACCGCTGTAAATGCACAGTTATTTAAGATAAACACTGGTACAGATACTGAAAGCATGACAAGGCTTATGCGGGCTTATGAAAGTAAAAGAGGCTTTGGTGATGGTACTGGAGAAATAGGCTTATCTAGTAAAACCAAGTCAGGCAAGATAGATAGTAATTTTGTCAATAGAGAACGTAATACACAACTTAATGAGTTTTTTAGATTTGCTATTCAGAAAGGTATGGATGTAAAACATGCTGGAGAAAGACCTATAGCTGGTGAATTGGTTAAAGGTGTTACAACAGGTAAGGCAGGTCTTGAAGGTTTACTTGGTAAATTAGAAAAAAATAAAAGCTATGATGATTTAAAGAAGTTTAAGTCCATAAATGAAGACTCTCTACGTAATACTTTTGGTAAATTTTCTACTCAGGAATTAAAAGACCAAGCAGCATCTACAGGTATACCTTTAGGTGATACTACTAATATGAGTAGGTCTGACCTTACAGACGCCTTAGTTAATAAACTAGGTTTTGAGGGATTTCTACGTGATTTACAAGGCACAATAGAACAATTAGCTGTTAAAGGTATACAAGCAAATAGCGAAAAACCTATAAGTGCTGAAGTAGCATTTAAAATTTTAAGTAAACGTTATGAATCAAAAGATGGTGCACCACCTAGAGGTATTGACGTCTCAAGAATGGTTACTGATGTTAATGACCCAATGTACAAGTTTAGAACTGGTGGTTATTCGGTTGATGATAAGTTTGATGTAGACTTTAAAACAGGTATGGACTCCGTAGCTAAGACATTTAGAAGTAGCGGTGCATATGCTGAGCTAGTAAAAACTTTTGAATCCTTAGGTAAGGAAGGTGTTAACCAAGCAGACTACATACAAGCAAAACAACTTATAGGTGGTAATAGAGAAGACTTTACTTCTGGTAAAGTCTCTATGGGACCAATAAAAGAGTTAATTAGCTCTATGGAGAATACTTTAGGTCTAGCACCTATGAGTGATAGAAAACAAGCTAGTATACTTACATCTCCTGAATATGTAGCTAAGTTAGCTGATATACCAGATGACGCTAAGGAAAAAGATATAAATAAAATATCTAAAGCAAATGCACGTCTGGGTGATTTGGAAATACTTATCGCTAGACTAGATAGAATATCTGAAGTTTCCGGTACTAGGAAAGATATACTACCTGAAGCAGGTAGAAACATATCTTTAAGTTTAAATGAAGATAAAGAAGAAGTAAAAAGAGCTTCTATGGGTGCACCTAAGAGTGCAGAGTCTACTACTTCTATTATTACTACTATACCACCACAGTATGAAACCTCTAGTTATGCAGGTAGTAGAGGAGAAGAGCCTCCTCATCCAGGATTTAGCGGCGGAGATGTACCACCAAATATACCATCAAGTGGTGGCCCAGGTACAGGAGGACCTACTTTACCAGCAACTGGGGGTGGAGCCATACCTGTATTCATAGCAGGTTTGAATGATAGTTTAGTTTTCTCTGTTAAATTACTTGGTCAGTTAGTATCGTCATCTAATATAAATAGTAGTGCTTCAGGTATTTCTGGCGGAGTATTCAAAGATGAAGATTCTGGAATTGGTGGTATAAACCAAAAAATAGATAAGTTCAAAACAACTGAGGAACAACGTAAATCTGCCGCAGGTAGAGCGCAGAGTATGCAACCCTATGAGGGTAATGGGCCTGTAGCTGAATTAGCTAATCTACGCTTATTACGAGATGCATCTAAATCTCTATATAAAGCTAGAGGTATGGATTTTGATAATGAAGCAAATAAATTAACTAAGGAAGCACAGGATTATATTAATAACGCCAAAAAGCAGGGCGGTATACATACTTCAGATTTCTTAGACTTAACTAAAAATGCAGGAATCTTAAATAGACAAGATCCAAACCAAGGAATGTCTGGTGAGGAGATTGCTACAGCATGGCGTTTATATAAAGATGCTGAGATTGAATACCTACTTAAAAAGGCAGATGACGCTGAGAATATGTATACGAGCGTCATGGGTATGGGTGGTAATGAAGAAGGGAAAGCATACAATAACTTTGAATCAGCCGTCAACGCCGTACAGCAGAAAATAATTGCAGATACTGGTAAGAGAAGCGACATATACACTGCTAATAAAGTTTGGGCTTTCCCTGATATAGCTAAAGCTGCTGGGGTTTACCAATCACCTGTTGACATACAACGGAAGTCTAATAGAGATTTAGGTGATACTACCGACCCGGATAGTGAATTACTTAAAAAGGTTTTTGATGACATAACTGGTGATCTTTCTGGTAAAAATAGAGGCAACATTACCGCCCCCACAGATAAGGCAAGAAATGCTATCAAAGATCTTACAGAGATGAATGATGAAACATTAGCATTAATGGCTAACGGTAAACTCTTGGAAAGACTTGGACCAGAAATAGCCGAGGCTTGGAATTTTGAGGCAGCCTCAGAGAGAATAACTCGTTTACGCAGTGCCTTAGAGTTATTTAAACAGTTTAATGTTTCTGATAGTCCTTTATCTGTTGAAAGTAAAAACTTAGAAAATACAATAAAACTACTTAAAGATGCTGAAAATAAGCTATCTAAAGTTAGTATGGATAGAGCTACACAGTCTGGAGGCCCAGGTGTTTGGGGTGAGACAGGTGTAGTACAAGTACCTAAATGGGCTGACCCAGAAATGCAGCAGAATTTACATAAGAGAAACATTTCTAAACTACGTGAATATTATGGTAAAGGTAGTGCTGAGGGTGGTGCTAAAATTGGTGAAAGATACTCCTACGATGCAAAAGTATTTGATGACTCAGGAAAACCTATAGAAAACCAACGCGTACTATTCCATAAACTTAATGAATCTGTTGATAGTGCAGGAAAAACAGTAGGTATATTCACTGCCAAGCAGGAAGATATGGCTGCCTCTTTAGCGGGAGCTAATCGTGGTTTCTTAGGTGCCATTGAACGTGCCATAAAATGGGGTGCAGCATCTTCTCTAATTTATGGTGGTGTAGATAAGCTCAAAGAAGCCGTAGAAACCGTAGCTGAAGTTGAAGTTGGAATGGCTAAGTTAAAAATGGTTATGCCCTCCAAAGGTACTGATTTTGAGGGTCTACAAAGCTCAGCTGTTGGAATGGCCAAGCAATATGGTACACCTACAACAGGTGTTTTAGACGCTATGGTTGTTTACGCACAGCAGGGTCTATCACAAGCTGAAGTAATAGATAGAACACAAACATCTATGCTAGCAAGTAACGTTACAACTCTAAAAGCTAAAGATGCTACTGAAGCTTTAACAGCTGCCATGAAGATATTTAGGACAGAGGGTGATAGGTCTATGCGGTTCTTGGATTCATGGTCTGAGGTTGAATCTAAACATGCTATTACTGCTGGTGATATGGCTGAAGCTATTAAAAAGTCGGCTGCTGCTGCTAGTACTGCTGGTATAACTTTTGACCAATTGAACGGTATTGTGGCCTCAATAGGGTCTGTTACCCGACAGTCCGGTAAAGAGGTTGGTACGTCATTAAGATTTATAATGAGAAGACTGTCTTCTGAGAAAGGCCCTAATGAGCTAGCTAAATTAAACGTAGCAACGGTAACTGGTGAAGGTGAATTACGCGGGGGTTTTGAAATACTAGGCGACTTAGCGGAGAAGTGGAAAGAACTAAATAGTGCACAGAAATTGACAGTAGCACAGGCTATAGGTGGTACCAGACAATATAACTCTCTACTTGTTCTTATGGAGAATTGGCAAGAAGCTTTAGATGGTGTTCAGCATAGTATGAATTCACAAGGCTCTGCTTCTAGAAGAAATGCTGAATTAATGCAAACATATTCGAAACAAGTTGAACAGACTAAAGCTGCATTTTTAGAATTACAATTAGCTTTTGGTAAGATAGCTTTTCCTGCAGCTAAATTTGGTTTACAAAGTATGAAAGCGATGGCAGAAACTGTGTCAGCTATACCTAAATCTTTCAAAATTGCTGGCGTAGCCGCTTTAGGTTTATTTACATACTTATCTAAAGGTGCTAAAATATTAGACACTATATCTAATTTCTTCTCTGGTGGCACACCAATAGTTGGTAATTTAATAGGGTCTATAAAAGACGAACTTAAAACAGCTTCCTTTGAAGTTATTGGTGCAGGTTCTACAGATACGTCTTCTAGAGGATTAAAAACATTAATTGGAGGTCAGCCAGGTAGAGAACAAGGGCGTAGTATTAGAGACTTTGAATCTGCTATTGGTAAGGCAGCTTATTTACTTGTATCTGCGGGTAAATCTTTTAACGATACTGTAGGTGGGGGACTTCAAGGGACCGGTAGAGCTGGCCAGGGTGTTGGTCAATCTATGGTTAGAGGTGGCTCCTGGTTAAGTGCTGTTGTATCTTCACTTGGCGGTGGTAAATATGGTAAAGGTGAAGATGTTACATACAAAGACCTAGCCGGTGGTACCGCTGCTAAATTCGCTAAATCAGAAGGTGTAAAGGGTGCCTTTGCCGCAGGTGGTTTAAAAGGTGTAGGTAAAGTTGCATCATCTTTCCTAGGTGTAGCTACGGAAGTTGCCGGATTAGGTGCAGCTGCCGGTGGTATATTCATAGATGAATTTTCCAAGAAGTTAGGTGCTGGCGGAGATGTCTTTAAAGAGTGGGCAAAGGACAACGCGGGTGTGGTTAAAGCTATAGCACCCATGTTATTAACTTTAGGCCTACTAACACCGGCTATAAAAGCTCTGGGAACAGAGTTTATGAATACAACACGGTCTTCTCAAGATTTTGCCGACTCTATGTTTGGGGCAATATCAAAAGATGAAACAGACTTAATAAGTATACGTGACACACAAAAATCTGCTGGAGATCTACAGAAAAAATTAAAAGACGTGTCTAGAAGTCAAAACCCTGAGGTTGCTGATAAGCAGAAATATTTAGGTACTTATGTAAATCCTTTAAATGCATTATCCTCAATACAGTCTGATGCTTTAAAATTAAGTGACAAGATTGCTAGAGAAAATTACAACATGATCGCTGGTTATGACAAGTTAGGTAATGTTATATTAAGAACAGCAGATAACTACCAAACACTTATAGGTACTTTTGAAAGGTCTAAAATACGAGATCTTGCCGCCAAAGACTCTAGTGTGGCAGCCAAACATATTGAAGCACTTACTAAAACAGACGGTTCCGAAAAGTGGAAAAGTGAATTAAAAGACTTAACTAAAGAGATCCCAGTAATCGGTGACCTTATTAGTAATCAAATTAGTATAGCCCCTGCTAAAAGTTTAGAAATACTTACAGGCAAACTAAATAACTTAGTGTCTAAGAAGAATGCCGCACCTATGTCAACTGTATATGACGGAGATATTAAAAACCTTCAGGATAAGCTATCTAAAGTAAAGGACTCTTTTAATAACACTTATTCTGAGTTTAAAAGAGCTTTGTCCAACATACCTACTGAGGGTTTAGGTCAAGATGAAATAGCTAGAATAATGGGAGCTGATGAGCTACAGGCAGGGTACCAATTAATGATTGATGTAGAACCTCAGTTTAATGTAAAAGGTATTAAAGGGAATGTTACTAAAGAAGATGTATTAGGCGCTGAAGTTATGAAGCGTTTATTCCCAAATACAAATAATCTTGGTGCTACTAAGGCACTAAGTGTAGCAAATACAGAGACTGCGGGGTTAGCTAAACGTGAAGGTAAATTACTAAGTGGTGACCTAGTTACTTTTACTAATGATGCAGCGGATAGATATAATATAGCAGGTCAGCAAGCCATTGTAAAACTTAAAGAAACATCAGATGGTATTTTTGAGTGGGTAGCTACTTACTTTAATACTAAAACTCTGAAAGTTACTGAACGTAAATTTGATAGTAACATGCAAGATTTAGTTGAATCTATACTACCCACCAAAGCTATTGAACAAGATATGTCTGAACGTATCGAAGCCTTAGGTACTTTTGTTACTGGTGCTAGTGCAGGTTTAATAGGTATTGCTAAGAAAAGTTTTAAAACAGACTTTAATTTAGGTGAGCGTTTCTTTAGTGATATAAATACTTCTACCATCATTCAAGGTGATAAAGGCTTTGACCCTACTAAAGGTTTTGGTGAGTCGCCTTTCCAGAAAGGTTGGTCAGACGACTTTGAAAAATATTATAATAAACCTCTTCATGAATATAAAACTAGTTTAGAACAGCTTGAAAAAATGCATCTAGACGGCTTAGACGCTGGTAGTGTTGAGATGTCCACTGGGTTATACGACTCTATAAGGAAACTACAGGATATACTTAAAAATAATCAAATAGTTTTACAATATAGAGCTGTATTCGCTGACCTAACTAAAACAATGGAGGCCAATACAAGAGCAGTTAAAGAAAATATAGCTGTTGAAAAAACTAGAACTGGTTTAGCTGTGGAGACTTCTGGGTTACTTAAAGGTAAAGATGCCTCGCTAGCTAATATAGATTTAGGTAAATATAATAAAGCAGACCTTTCTTCACAGGAACGTTTACTAATTAAGTCACCAGAATTTGCTAAGAGTGCTAGTAGAATAAAAGAATTGGATATCAAGAAGTCAGGTACAGCTGAACAGCTTTACTCTGTGGAGAGGTCCAAAGTTGCTCTGGAAAGTATAAAAAATCTATCCTCAGGCTTTGGTTCGAGTATTGGAGCTAAAGACTTTTCAAAATACACTGAAATGGTTGCCAAAACAGGTGATCTAGGTCTAGCAGAACTTAAGATAGACACTAGTAACACTGCTGAAAATACCGCAATGACTGTTGATAAGTTAGATGAAATACTAGCTAATCTATCAGATAGACCGGGTTCTGAAGCTATGCAATCTAGTTTTATGGATGCTTTAGATTTCTTACCTATCTCACCAAACTTAACAAAGAACGAAAGACTTAATGAGGCTTTAGATAGAGTAGCTTCTATAAGAAATGACGCTTTGTCCTCTGGTGATACTGAAAAAGCTACTAAAGCTAACATAGCTTTAGACGACTTAACTAAGCAACTAGTGGATCGTATGGGTATTGCTGGAGCAGCTAATAAAGCAGATAGCGGTCTCTTTGGTTCTGGGGCATTTAAAGGAGAAGAACTTATCCAGCGTGCTTTCGGAGGTTTAGATTTTAAAACCTTAGCTTCAGAAATGAAAGCTAATATGAAGGACGAAACATCTTGGTTTGGTTTAGTATCTAAGAAAGGGACACCTACTTTTGACAAAACTGTAAGTAATGTACAGGGAATACAAGATGAGAATATAGCTAAGTCAAAAGAAAGCAGCATCTTTAATTCTAAAAACATAGCAGGTGCTACTGCTGGTTTTGGTATCTATCAGGCGTTTAATAGTAACTTCTCTAATAAAAAAGTTGAAGCTTACGACAAACAAATAGCTGATTTAAAGAAAAGAGAAGATGAAGTAGGGTTTATTGACTATGCCCCACAAATGGCTTCTTTGACCTCTTCACGCGATGAGGAAGCTAAGAAGGCTAGGATGTATGGTACTATGCGTTATGCTGCTGGTGGGGCCTCTGGTGGCATGATGTTGGCACGTAATATGGGTATGTCTGAAGATAACATTAAAAGATTAGGTGCTGGTGGCGCCGCCCTTGGTGTTTATGGCGCAGCCAAAATGAATCAAGGCATGACTGGTGATGATTTACCACAAATGGTTAAGGAGTTTGGCAAAGAGGTTGCTATATTTGCCGCCGCAATGAAAGATGACGGTATTTTTAGTACACTAAAGAAAGGTGCTGCCACAAGTAGATTCAAGGATGCTTCTGAAGGGTTTATGAAACAGTTTGCAGAAGAGACTCTTGACCTGAAAGTTACACCTAACAAAACTTCATCCGATAGGGATGCTAAGTATAGTGCAGCATCTGACTCATTTACAAAAACAAAAGATGATGTTAAGTTTGATGCTGAATGGAAAGCTAAAGAGTTCAAACGTAAAGTCGAAAATCCTAATGCAGATCTACGTAGTAATACAAAGGACTCTGTAAATCAAAGCGCTCAGGATTTAAAAGATAAATTTGCTGATTTAAAAGAATATATTAAAACATCTGGTCAGGATGCTGTGAGGTCTGCTACAGAAAAAATGGCTAGAGGAGAAGAAGTTAATCTTAAAGAAGAAATGTCTAAGATTTACGAAGGTACTAAGTCTAAAACTGGAGATGTTTACGGAGATATTAAAGAAAAAACTGGTTCAACTGTTGATACACTTTCTAAGACAGCTGAATACGCGTCTACAAAAACTTTAGGGGCTATAGATGCTTTAGTGGAGGCTTTATCAAAAAATACAGAGGCTGTAAATGGTAATGCTGAGGGTAATGCTCACGGAGGATTTATACAGAAGTTTGCTACAGGAGGTACAGTTAAACAGTTAACCCCAGGTTTTGGTGATAAACAACCAGCTCTTCTTACTGCTGGGGAAGAAGTATTAACTGCAAAACAAGGTAGAAAACTTAAACCTATATTGGACGCTTTAAGGAGTGGTACCGCTAATTTTTCAAATGGTATAACCTCTGCTATAAGTGGTACAACAAGTAAGTATTCTGCTAAACTAGCTAGTAAAATAGGCTTAAAGAAAATACCTGGTGTTGGTACAGTGGCAGCAGCTGGTTTTGCTGCTGAGCGCGCAGCCACGGGTGATTATCTAGGTGCTGGACTAGAAGTGGCCTCTGGCCTAGCCAGTAATATACCTGTTGTAGGTACAGCAGCAAGTTTTATGATTGATGGTGCTTTGATGGGTAAAGATTTATTAACTACTAAAGCACCTACTTTAGATGATATACGGGATAAAAAATTAGCTCTACAAGATCGTTTTTCTAAACTATCTAACTCAAGATATGGTACTTTGGCCGCAGGTGCAGCAGGTATTTTAGGAGCATATTCTATGTTTGGAGGCGATGACGATGCTGCTTATGGTATGGGTGGTAAAGTTCTAGAATATGGTAAACCTATGCTTAGTGGTATAGCTGATATCCCTGCTGAGTTAGGACGTATGGTATTAGGTAATAAGGCAGGTAAAGCTGAAGCATCTGCATTAGGTACTGTTGGTCTTAGTGCACTTATATTGGAAGGACAACGGCGTAAAAATACCGAGGAAGGATCTTATGCTAATGGTGGTTTTATATCCACCGGCGTTAAAGGTTTATTAAATTTAGCTGGTATAGGTTTGGGTACTGGCGCCACTGCTACTATTGCTGGTGTCTCTGGCTTGGCTAAGTTATTAAAAGCTAAAAAGTTAACTAAAGGTGCTCAAGGTACTTCATCTTTTGTAAAAAAAGCAGCTACAGATACTTCTTCTGCTTATAATGATTTTAAAACAAACAGTCCAGGGTTATATAGTGCTTTAGCTACTGCTACGGTTGGTACAGCTGGTGGTGCATTACTTTATGCAAACTCAGAAGATGAAGATAATATTTATGATAAGTATGACAGAACTTTAAGTGGACACGCTGACGGCGGATTTACTATGTCCGATGGCTCGGTTGACAAGATTCGCCGGGCGCAAGAGTTCGCTAGGGCCAACGGTCCAGGTTTCTCATTTAAGAATAGCCCTAGGGACTTAGTTACCACTAGCCCAGCTGGTCTACCAGCGCTTACTGGTAAAAGAGGCTTAAGTAAATGGGGTAAGCTTGGTTTACTAGGTGCTGGTCTAGGGTTAACATCCGCCTTATTTAGTGGGGATGATGACGAGCGGCACGCTGGCGGCGGATTTACAACAGGGCTTATAAAAGGTGCTGGTACAGGCACATCAGATTCTATTCGTATGCGTAATGTACCTGAAGGTTCTTTTATAATACCATCAAAATACTCACAGAAAGCAAAAGAACAGTTAGGTTTTGCTTCTGGCGGGTCAGCTACGTCTGATATAAGAGTTAGTAATGGTGAATACTTTATTTCCGCTGCAGATGCTAAGAGCATTGGTAAAGATAACCTAAATAAAATGCAACACGGACAAAAACCATCTTTTGCAAATGGGGGTGTTGTTAATAGCTTCGCATCTGGAGGTGAAGTATCTGGAGCATCAACTATAGCTATAGACCAAGACAGTATAAATAGATTCGCTCAGGCCGCAGCAGCCGCCTCTGCATTTACACTAACTAGATATGCTGCAGGAAAAACGGAAGATAAAACTAGAAATACCGATTTAGGTAATTTAGCTGATAGTGAAAATACAGCCATCTATGAGGCAGTTCTAGCCAACTCTGACGCAGCTCAAAAAGTATATGATAGTATTAGAACGCCTGGGTTAGATAACGCTAGTGGTGATTCTGTTGATACTGAAGAGGTGTCTAGAATTTTTGACACAACCAGAGAATATAATAAAGCACTTGATGATACCGCAACTATAGAAAGCACCCTAATTGCAGAGCATAATAAGTATAATAAAGAAATAGCTAAGTTAAAAGAAGAAATGCGTAAAGCAGACTTGGCTGAAAAGTTTATTATGCAAATAGAATCTATGAACAAGGCCATAGCCGATAGTAATTTCGCGGACGAGTTCAAACGCTCTTTGAAATTGGGTACTGGTGCGTTTGAAGGTTTCTCAGGCCCAAGGGATTTGAACATTGATACTAAAGGTGTTTCGGACTTAAATAGTTTAGAACTTCTTCAGTTAGTACAGAAACGTAAAGAAGATCAAAGAGGTATTTATGGTCCTACAGACTGGGCCGCAGACTTTAAAAATTTCTCCTTAAGATTAATAAATTCTGTTAATCCAGAAGATACCTACAATAATAAATATCGAGGACAAAACGTACTTAAAGAGTATTCTAAGTTGGAAGACCAGAAGTTATCTCTTACTTCTAGAATGAATGCTGGTTTACAAAACAGATCACAAGCTACTGATGAGAGTGAATTTGAGAAATGGGATGATTTCCTTAAGGAAACAGCAGAAGAACTTGAGAATGTAACAGCTAAGCAGGATGGTTATGCTGTAGCTGTTAAAGAGGCTGCTAGAAAAACAGACGCGGCTGCAAAAGTTATATCTGGCTTTAAAGATGCTATGTCCACTATAACAAGTATAAGAACGGATGCTCTTTATAGTATGAGTAATAGAGGTATGGGTGGTAGACTTCGTGGTGCTACAAATGATGTGTCTCTTATACCTAACAGTGTAGAAGACTTGAATAGTACTCAGTATGCTCATATGCAAGCAAGTGCGGGTATGCAAAATACTATGTCACAGTATAAAGTAAATACTACTCTATATGATAGTAAATTGCAGAAGGTTAAAGAGTTGGAAGATTCTTTAGGAAAACTTAAATTGGAACAAATGCAGACTTCTGATAGAGGTATATTCTTTAAAGATAATCAACCTCAAAGAATAGCTAATGACATAACTGCACAAACAGCGGAGTTAACTAGATATAAAGAAGAATTGGAAAAAATAGGCAGAGGATTAGAAAGTAATAGCCTTAAAATGAGTAACTTTCTTGCTGCTACTGACGCTGCAAAACAGTTTGAAACTTCTATCAACACTGTAAAAGCTTCTATGTTCTCAGCAAGTATGGGTGCGGATGCTTTACAATCTAAACTAGATAATATGTATGGTGGGTCAGGTGCATTTGCGCCACAATTCATAGATGTAAATGAGCGACAAACTGCACTTAGAAGTGGTGGTGTATCCCTAGAGAACGGTAAATCTAACCAGTTTGATAGAGAACGTGCTAACTTAATGACTACTTTGCGTAATTCTTCTGGTCAACAGTGGCTTGATGCACGTATGCAGTTGTCTAATTTACCTGAAAAAGAGAAAGAATACAAACAGCATGAGCAAAAACTACGTGAATCTCAGATGGTTCGTGAGTCTCTTAGACCTGCACAGGATAGTTTGTCTAGCATGGCTCAGACACGTACTAAAATAAACACTAGAATTTGGGATAATGCTTATAGTGATATGGATGCTCAAGGTAATTCAGAAAGTAAAAAATCGGATATAAAAGCAGTAGAGGCACTTGATGAGGGATACAAAAAACTCACAGACCTTGCTAATAGTATACTAGATCGTGGTACACCAGTTAAAGAAGACGACTTTAAAAACATGCGAGATGTTATGACCGGTACTACTGAGAAGTTGGGAGGAGCCTCTGTTCAAGATTTAAAAGACTCTAAAGGAACTTCCTCAAATCCTTTAGTAAGTGCAATGGAAGCTCAAACTAAGGTACTAACTGATACTCTATTAACTGCGCCACAATTAATTGATGCACTTAAAGTTTTACATGTTGAAAAAAGTCCTTCTACTTTTGAGGCTATAGCTAAACTATTTACACCTGATGATAAAAAGTGGACACCAGGATCGGAAAAACATGCTTCTGGGGGTACTATAGGTGCTATGATAAGAGGTGCTGGTACAGGTACTTCTGATGACATCTCAATGTCAGCACCTGCAGGTTCTTATATAATACAATCCAAGTATGCACAGGCAGCAAAAAATAGTCTAAAATCTTTCGCTAGTGGTGGACAAGTACCTATAAACGTTAGTAATGGTGAACTAATGTTGACGCCAGAGGAAGTTGCTAAAATAGGTGGTACTTCAGTAGCGGATGCGCTTAATAGTGGTAATAATGAAGCAGTGCGAGCTTCTTGGTCAGAGCAAGACTACAATAACCATGGTTTTGCTAATGAAAAAGACTATAAGCAACAGACAGGTGGTTTAGGTACACCTATGATAGATCCTGTAGATATTTTAACAGGTTTTGGTGCAGCCGGTCTTGCCAAAAACTTGATAGCTAAAGCATCATCTAAATCAGCTGCAAAAGGGCTATCTGGTTATTTAAAAGAGGCCCAAGGAATTATGGGTACAAACCTTAATGTAAGTAAATACACCAAAGAACTTGTAAGTAATAAAGCGTTACTAAAAGAAGTAATGTCTAAAGGACAAGCTGTTTACGGTGAAGGGTCTTCTTTAGCTCAAATTGTTACACGTTCTGGGCCTATAGGTTTAAAAAATATGGTAGACCACATAGCTTCACAAGGTTTCGCTTATGGTGGGTCGGTTAAGGAGCAAGAGAAATTAAGAAAAGCACTCTTAGAAAAGTACAGTGCTAATGCGGTTGTGGGCTTAGGAAAACCTGCACCAATTAATGCTAGTATATACCAAGATGCTTCTGGTGTTTGGCAGTCAGGTACAAATTTATCTGCCCAAAAAGGTAGCAGTTCTGCAGGGATAACAGCAACGGGAATACCTCTAGATAAAGTTGCCGAGAATTTTTCTGCAATTCTGTCTACTGAGAGAACAATGGTTTCTAATAAGGCCACTGATGGTGACTCTGTAGAAGAACTTCTAGGTAAAATAAGTAGTAGAGCTAGTTTTAGGGACTCTAACGCTAAGAATGCTAGAAGTTTATCATTACATATGCAGGATGCTCAACTTATGCACGCTACAACTCCTGAGGAGATAGCAGGACAACAGAAAGTAACCGAAGAGATATCTAAGTTGACTGAAATAAGTAGAGGTAATACAGCATACTATGAAGAATCTCTTAAAGAGCCTACTACTAACTTAATAGCTAGACAATTTAATGCTACTAGTATGGGGGCAAGAGTTAATAAACCTACCAATCGTTGGAGTGATATTAAAGGTCTATCTGTTATGAATGGTACCGGTAAGGGTGCAAACTTTGTGAAAGACAGTCTAAACAAAGGGCCTGATGCTTTATCACAAATGCAGGAGAAATTAGATATTGTCAGTGTGGATAGCCCAGAAAGAAAGGCTTATTTAGCTAAATTAAGTGAAAAAGAACAAGTTAATTTCATGAAGGGTATAGAGATAGCACAACGTAACGTAAATACTTTGGTTAGGTCTGGTGGGATGAAAGCAGTTCTTACTAACCAACGTGCAAACTTTATGATGACAGAGGCTTTCCAGAATCTAGGCGCCTCTGAAGGATTCTACTTACAGAAATCAGATGCAGACATAGCTAAATTTGTTGATGATAAGTATGGTAAGGGTACATTTGAAAAACGTAAGAATAGAAATACACGAGGTTTAGAGTCATATAATAACCAAATCAGTGGCTTCACAAAAAGAGCTGGTAACGATCCGGACTTTTATAAAAAATACATTCAATCAATGTCAGGCACAGTACCTAATGCTGAATTAATTGAACTTATAAAAAGGATAATGAACCAGTCTAAAGGGGAGTCTATAAAAAGAAATGGTGAAACCTCTAATAATTTAAATGCTGGCGGTGCTGTAAATAACTTAAGTCGTCAAGTACGCCATAATGGTGGTGTAGCACATAAGTCAGGTAGCTACTTTTTAGAGGGTGGTGAAGTTATACTAGATAAAAATTTCTTTGGTGGTGATAAATCAAACCAGAATAATGCCTCATCTATAAATAGCCAGCCCGCAGCCAAACAGAAAGTTGAAATTGAGGGGCTTGACACTTTTGAGAAAATTGTTAACACTTTAGAAAAATCTTTATCTAAGTTAACTAACATAAAGATTGAGGGAATTGATAAACTAACCGATATAAAGATAGAAGGTTTAAGCGACTTAAGGGATATAAAGATAGAAGGTCTAAGTGAATTAAAAAATATTAAAATTGAAGGTCTAAGTGAATTAAAAAATATCCAAATAGAAGGTATTAGTGACCTACGTGATATAAAAATTGAAGGTTTAGATAATATACGGGATATTAAAGTTGAAGGTTTGGAAAAATTAACTAACATAAAAATTGACAATATAGACCAACTAAAAGATATATCTATAGCGGGCTTGGAAAATTTAAGAGATATAAAAATAGTAGGCTTGGACGAATTAAAAGACATCAATGTTAAATCAAGTTCTGTAGGAGCGGATATGGGCGATATGTTTGCAAGTACTTTAAAAGATTTTGACTCACGTGTAGGAAACTTGGAAAAGAGTTCTGCAGACCAAATATCTTTAATTAAAACTACTGTACAGGATATAGTAGCTGAACTACCTATACTGGATATCAACCAGAAGTCCGAGATTGCAGGATTGAAACAGAATTTGATGGCTACTACTTCTGAGGTATCTAATTTAACATCTTCTATGAAACGTTTTAGTCAGGAAGTATCAGTAACTTTAAGAGACTTAAATGATAGGCAGAATACAGCAATGACTCATATCTACTCTATAAAGAGAAACTAATATGGCTGATACTCCTTTATCATGGCCTGGTTTTCAGGTGGTGCAAGAAATAGATGCATCATCTGATAAACCTAGCGTAGCTGAAGATGTCCTAGCCACCTTTGGGATTCCTTATACGGGAAACGGAGGGGGTTCCTTAAATAGTGTGGATATAAAGCGTGCAGATGCACTTTCTACATTAAAGACGTCCTTACTAGAAGAGTTTGCTAATGAGGAAAGCTCTAAATTAATAGAGGTACGTATAACTGCTGCAGGGCAAGCTGAATTCTATGAGGTGGGTGGTGATAATGCTGATATAGATCCATACTATAGTATTAATTCTAACAGTTATATAAGACCTGACGTAGGTGTTTCTGTAACAGGAGCAAAACCAAGACAAGAACGTATAATGTACGAGTGGTATGAAATTATAGGCCCTAACTCAGCAAACAGCACTATACATGATACCACTAAATTAAATTCTAGTTGTCTTTTTAGTAACTTTACTACCCACGCTACTATAACATATAATGACCCTTTTAGAAACTCACCAAATAGTAATTGGAATAATGGTATAGCTGATATAGGGTTTGAATTGGAATCACCTTTTGATAGATTTATTGGTTTCTCTTGGAGGATAACACCACCGGCAGATTTAGTTACTCCCTTTACAAAAATTTTTCAACAGAGTCAAGCGTCTATACCTGTATTGTTAACAGACCCTGAGGCAAAAATAGGAACAGCTGTACACCCAGACATTGGTACGTTAGTAAAAAGAAAGATATCTACTTATGACACCCCAGAAACTGAGGGCTGTGTTACATTCGACTTATCTATAATGAACTGCTCCTCTTCTTCTATACCTGTAGTAATACCAACAGTGGAAGGATTAACCTATGAGGATGTTAGAGGTACAAAAGTTAGTAAATTTTTAGGCATACAGGGTGTATTTGTTGTTGGTATTCCTTTAATAAGCTGCTGGGGTGTTCCTGTAGATGATGCTGCTGCCATATCAGATAATGCTGGAGAGAATACAGTTTTGTGTGTTAACTCTAAAAATACATATAGAAATATAATTAAATTAAATGAAAGTATACACTATGCCACATTATATAATGACACAGATGATACATTTAGTAATCTACCTTGTTTACAATTTGTAGATAATTTACGTTATAATGACTTTGCTTCTGTTGGTACAGGGGTGGATTTCTACATAGACTATTTAAGTAGGGATCTAATTAAACTATTCCAAGGAGCAGACCCAGCACAAGGTACAATATTACCACTAGAGACTAATAACGGAGTACTAGTTGAACAGGTATGGGTACAAGTTAATTTAGACGCACCATGTTTTGTTGTCACAGACCCAACAGGGGTTGCATCTGATATTGCAAGTAATCTTAGTGTGGCCATATTAGGCATGGCTGTACGAGACTTACCCTCACCAGTAGCAGTTAATGGTGTTTTAATTGACCAAACAGATGGTATTGTTGACAATGACCCAACTACAGTACAAGAACTGCAAGATACTGCTATGGAACTAGCTTTAGCTGATATGAGTTCCGGTAGAACACTTAGTTTAACACTAGCTTCGCTGGATGACACACACACAAGAATTTTATCTTCTAAATTATATGATCTATTAAAAAGCGATAATGGTGAAGTTTTTACACATACTTGTCCTCCTACGGATGACCCTAAAGTTGGTGACAGGGGTGTAAATGGGGGCATTATAAATGTTATTGAATATGCTTATACAGACCAGGGTTCTTATTTAATAAATGTCACTGAGGGTCCAGAATATTTTGGTGATTTCGCAGGTATAGATGGTGGCATATATTACAAACAAACTGAAGAAGTATCAACCAAAGGTACTATTATACAAGATTTAGGTAACCACGTACAATATAAAGTACACGTAGATGGGATAGGACCTATATTGTGTATAAATGGGTGTGCTAGTGTACTAGCAGTTAAGGATAGGGTATCTATTACTATTCATAATAACGCAGTGGAGGGGTAATGGCTATAGAACGTGTACAGATACGAGCTACGATATCTTTTGGAGGTATGTCTATATCAACTCCATATATTTTATCATTTAACGTCACTAAAACAAGAAATAGTAAATCAACTTTTTCTGCATCATTAAAAGTAATATCTTCTGATCTTAGGTCTATAAATAATAATGAAATAAAGATATATGCTGGGGAAAAAGGACGAGAAAAAATTATATTCACCGGGTTTATTTTATCATCAAGACCTAGTATTTGTTTTGATGACCCTAATTACACTATATTGAATATATCTGGGAGTGATATTTTATATAGGCTCGAAGGTGAAAAATACACCAGACGTCAAATGGACTCTAAAGCAAGATGGGCAATAATTGAAGGTGTAGTAAGAGCTGCGGAGAAAGGTGGACAATTCGCACTTGTAAATGCTAATGTACAATTTAATGACCAAAATGTTACTAGCGATACAGAGAAAAGAAATAAAAGTAATAACTCCGCAGATTTAAATTCTTTTGGTGTAACCAACGTATCTAGTAGTGATATGTCTCTTAATTTCCAATTTAGTGCTATTAGTAGAGTGGACTCTGGGGAGACTCCTTAATGGCAAATATTTCAGCTACTATATCTATACCTGCGGGACATTATTTGGACATAAAGGTGCCTATATATCCTAAGGAAAGTCAGGGAGCTTTTCCAGAAAAAGCAGATATACCAGTGAAAATACATGGGGAAGATAGGCAACATATATACGGATTTGTTTCTGAAGACGAGTTAGTGGGTACTATATCTAAATTAGATGAGCCAATGTTAAAGGTACGTTACACACATCTACAAAGTCGAGAAAATAGAATACATTTTTTTACAGCTAATGGTGAACAGCATATTATTTCTATAATATCTATACCAATACATACACATGGATCAATAGAACAGGGCGGTCCTGCTTATGGTACTTATATAGCAGATATACCTGCTACAACACCTACACCTTAAGGAGAGTACATATGGCCACTTGTTGTAATTTAGTAGGTAATTTTGATATAACAGCCCCTGGGATTATCTCTGTGACATCTCAAGGGTCTACTCAGATGGCTTTAATAACAGCTGGGGGTAATAGTGCCTACACAGTTTCACCAAGTACAGGTACAGTATCTATAACAGCATACGCGGGTGCAGAAAGGTATATAGGGTGCCCAGGTAGAGCAGGTGTTACTATACCTTGGGTTATAAAAAGTAATTGTTCAGAAAATATATACTTATTTGGAGGCGCAGGGAGATCTTATATATCTGGTGAAGTAGGAACATACGCAAGATTTCCAACAATAAATGGGGTATCAAATCCTTTAAGTGAGTATCAAGTAGTTAATGCTTCTGCTGGTTCAGGACCAGCATCTTTATATGAGGATTCCACACAACAAGATGGTTATGGCCTAATATATGTAGGTAATCCTTGGAGTATAGACACTACATCAGAAGCTGGTTGTACAATTAATCTAACCTCGTATGGTATAGGGGGATATGGTAGTTGTAAACTACAGAATATCAATATTCAGTGCGTTCCAGGGCAGATACCTGTAGTAAATATGAGTTTCATTTATTCAATAGGATAGGTTATGGCAAATGTTACAGTAACAGGTAAAACATATAGATTACGTGCAGGTGCACCAATGCCTGTAGGAGGATCTTCTTTTGTATTACAAACGTTTATGGGAGAGGAATCCAAAGTGGTAAACTATTTATTCACTGAAACACTACCTGGGAGTAATGAATTTAGAGGGCAAGGGGGTGATTTAATGTCTGGATCATTTTCTAGGCTTTTAGATGTAGGTGGTGAATCTTTCACAGGAAGTACTGTGGAAAATCCCGAATTTGTTGAAGAGAGAACTTAATGAGTACTACCACTCTACCTTGCGGCTTTATAGAATGCACTTCCTTATCATTTGGTTACGATATAATGGGAAGAGTTACAGTGTCTTACACTACTGTACACCAAACGGAAGACTTTTGTTATGCAACTGTTATCAGCGCTGGAGGTAGAACTTTCTCAGGAGACGTTACAGCTATGTCTTTAAACCAGATACCAGGTACAACTGGTTGGTATGAAACGCATGTTACTTTAATAACAACAACAAATTAAAAGGGGATTATATGTCTTGTGGAAGTTGTACTAAAAGAAGTAAATATGCTAATAAAGTTACTGATGTAAGTAAAGAACTTTTCGGTGAGTATAAGTATTTGTCTAATGCACAAATAGGAGCTAGATTGGCATCGTATAAAAGACATAATTGTCCAGATTGTGAAAAAAGATATGAATGTGATTATGCTTCTTTCTTAATATGTAAAAAAGGGGACTAAAATATGGGCGTTATAATAGGATCAGTTACAACAATTTCATTCGGAGGAGCTGGTAGTCATGCTACACAAGTTTCTTGGAATATTAGTCCTAATATACAGAGAGCATACGTTCTTGGTAATTGGGACCCTTACGTAGCCGCTGAGTTAAAAAGTCCTACGGAGACTTTAAATATAACTGTATACTCACCTGGACCTTCTTACGCTACAACACCCACAACAACCTGTGCTAATGCTAATCAACTAGCAGCTACAGTATCACCAGCAGGTTGTGGTGCCGGTTCTGATGGACCTAGTTCAACCACGTGGTACGTTAATAGTTACAACTACTCTAAAGGTGATGCTAGATCTCCAGGTACCGAATCTTGGTCACTGATGAACTATGTTACACTAGGAGATACAAACGTTGTATTACCAACGTATGTTTTAAGAGGTATATCTGAAGGGTCTATTACTAGTTCCGATGCTGTAAGTACAGCAGAAGGTATTGTAGGTATTGTATTTTCTGGTACTACTGACCAAGGCACTCAAGGAAGTGTATCTGCAGGTCAGATTGGGAGGTCAGACTATCAGTATAATGGCGTTATATCTTCTGTAGGTGCCTCCACTGGAGGTTCTGGAGATATTGGTTCTGGTAGCTGCTCCATGCCTTATAACCCTTTGTATTTATAATTGGAGTTTATATGAGAGATTTATTTTTACTTGGTGAGAAATACAGATTAGACTTAACTTGGGATGATGCTGTTTATACTGATAACACATGTACACTAACTAATGCATGTTTCTCAGGACCTGTATTGCAGTTTGCAGAAAAAATAGAAAGTAATAATCATATGTTTCTAGATTTTTTTAAGCAATATTTTATTCTAGTGGATAATGTTTACATTGGTAAATTATCTTGGGGAGAAGTTACGTACTTAAACAATAAGGTACTTTTATCGAACTGTGTTTTAACACATGAATCAGAGATACATAAGGTACCTAAATTACTAAGTAATGATATGCTAGTAATTGACTGTAAACAACATGAAAGGGAGACACATGATTTCTATACTACATATAGAACTTATGTATCTAATAAAGATTTACAAGTATATAATTTTTTAGGGTAATTTATGGTAGATTATACGTGCGGAAATTTTCCTGAATACTTAGTAAATGGACACGTAGGTAAGTGTTATGCACCTTGCCCTTATGATATAGACGCAACAGACATTCGTACTAGACATTTATTAGATATTACTACATCCGGTACGTTACCCAACAAGGTATCACATATTGGAGATGATAATAAACATTACTACATGAATGTATCCAGTGCTGGAGGTTCTTGGGGTTACCAATGTACTTATAGTGGGTGTCCTCATCTTTTAGATACAGGGCAAGCTTTTTTATATGTTTAGTATAATTTAATTTAAATTTAATAACGGAGGATATATACATGTCCATTAGCCTAGATGTACAAGACTTAGAAAATTTTCCTGGTGTAACAAAAAAGGTTACATTGGACACTACCATTTTAGTACCTTCTGGTGCTGAGGGGGATGAAAAATATTTAATATCTGCGTCAACTTCTGCTTATTCAGATACAGTAAACAGAACTGCTATCCAAAGTTTATACATAGCCGGTGGCAAGATAGGGTGGGTAAAAAGTTCTGGCTTTAAAGGAACCAATGGTAAGTTTGCTTTGGATTCTACCCACTGTGTTTTAGGGGTAAAAATGGATGCTACTGTTAGCGGTACTTCTAATGGTTACTACAATATAACACTAGATCATAATAATGGTGTAGCTAAACGTGGTGAAGAAATAGCGTTAGACCTACAGACTAAAATACGCAGTACTACAGTATCTGGTGTAGATGCGGGCTTTAGTTTAGCTTATAAAAACTGTTCAGTAAAATTTTCTGATAATAAATTTCACATTTCTTCAGGTACTATATCCAACTACTTTACGGGTCCTTCTAGATCATCAGTTAGAGTGGGAAATAATCCTGCTAATGACTGTGCAGCCATGTTAGGATTTGACCAGCCAGTAGTAAGTGAGGATTTATCTGATATAACTATATTAGAAGCACCAATTTTATCAGACTATACTGCAGGTACTGATACTTTAGTTATTAACATGACCACAGGTGTTAATGTTGGAGATGCATTGATTATAACTGATGGTGTCAATAGTGATTATTTTACTGCTTTAAACGTAGCTACTACTAATATAACTGTGGCTACAACAGCTACAAATGGTTTTGTTGGTATAAATAACTCATATACAGTAGCTGATGGTGCTTATATACAAATACTACAAAAGGCAGACCCAGATAATTCACCTGATAGCTACTATAGTAACATAGACGAGTTACTTAGATATATGGCTAAAATTATGATAAACCAAATTGACTTTGCTTAATGTCTGATATAATTGTAAAACATACTCTTAATCCTAGAAAGGCTGTAAAATTCAATCTAAACTTACGTAAGTACGCTTTAAAGGATGAGGAAGGAGAGTCGGTGTGGTTGCTAGAAATAGGAACCACATCTTTAGATTCTTCTGGGGAAAAGATAGCCCCCAGGTATGTTCACAAAATAACAGAGAATTTTATTGAAGAAGAAATAAATAAAGCTATAGCTGATATGTGTCAGCTAATAGACTGGAGAGACTTTGATGTTGATAGATACCCACCAACTTTAAAGAGTTTTTCTCCAGAGGGCACTAATATACCTATAACATCACATGTACGTTTTGCAATAGAAGAGAAGCACCCATCCTCAGGTATTGATTTGTCTGGTGTGGTAGTGACGTTGAATAACGGAGAAGTTGATTTTGATATAACATCCGAGATAATTATAAAAGGAGATCCTTATGAATATAATTTTCAATGGGTTCCCACAATCTTATATAGGTAATTTATATGGCCACAAATATTAACATAAGAAAGTCTAATTTCACTGTAAGTGATGGTTATTTTTATACGTTTGATGAAGACCAGGATGCTCTTCTACAAAAGACAGACGATGGTAATACTGCGTTTTCTTACCCCTGTGATATACTATTGGATAATACAATAAAGTCTTTGGAGTATGATGGTGTAAACTTTTGGTCTTTAGAAGCTGCTACAACAACACTATATATTAAAAGATGGCGTATTCATAATTATCTAGCTAAATTACAACAGACAATTACTTTAAATTCTTCAGGTAGTATGACTTATAGTGCAGACGCCTTTACTATTGAACATTATCATACCCATTTAACAGATATAACTAGTCCTGGAGATACCATAATATATATAGATGAATACTCAAATAATCCTGAGGTAATTACTAATGCTACATTACATATAGGCCCTAATACTAATGGTGAGGAAGAAGACATAGCAGTTGTTGGTACCGTATTTGGTGGTGTAGTTTTAGCCACTCCTCTTAGTTATGGTTACGCTGTAGGTAATGAAATAAACTTCCATAAAAATATATGGCTCTTCAATAATAATGATGGTATTATTACCACAACTGGTGCCTTGTATAAGTTTGACTCCACGACAGGGGCACTTATTACCAAGTTCGTAGGCGGTGCTTATAAAGCTATAACTGCTTGTACATTTTATAAAATCAGCTCATTCCAGAATTTAGGTAGTAAAGACATGTTATTATACGCTAAAGGGACAAATACACTATTTGTAAATACTTCGGCGTATAAAAGAAATATATATGATGCTGATATTATGGATGACACTTTTGATACATTAGACGCAGCAAAATGGACAACAGTAAGTGGTACACCTACTATTCAAAGTGGTGAGCTGTACCTTAATCCTGCACCATCACCTAGTGAAGAAACTATACAAACAAAATACTATCTACCTGAGGATTTTGATGTTACAATTGACGGACAATTAGTAGCCTATAATACTTCTTATAGTGGTACTGGTTATATGGAAAACTCTTTTAAACTAATTTTTCCAAATGAACAAGATAGATTTTGTAAAGTTTCTAGAGGCTATAGTACCGAATTTGGTACAGCACTACACCAAAATTTTTCAGTAACCTACAGAAAGGCAACTGACGGTGTAGTAACTACTGTTTCTGGTATTGAAGATGATCCGTTAACTGATATTGATACATACGGTCTTAGAATAAAAAGGGTAGCATCAGATGTACACTTTTATTACAGAACAACCACTGCAGCTGTATTTACACCATGGCGATATCTTGGAGTAATTGAAATGTTTGACACAGATGCTCAGTTAGTTCTATCTTCTTTCAATGCCACCGATGTAACTGTTATAAATACTTTTGATAATTTAACATTTATAGAGGGAACAGTAATGAATTTAACAAATGCAATATCATTACCCTACTATGGTTCTATGGTTATGGATAATATAACTAGTAATGTGGCAGTTGTTTTACAAGATATGTCTGTGGATAGAAATAATTTATACAGACTTCAGGGATCTTCCTCTTTTGATTATTTTTTATCTCCTTTAGAGTCTTTTGTTACGTCTATTTCTTTATCTGCTTCTCCGGCAATCATAGCAGCAAATGGTTTGAGTACAACTAATATAAATGCTTGGGTTAAAGATCAGTTTTTACAGCCTATACAAAATAGAAGGGTTACCTTCTCTGAGGGTGGTGATGGTATGATTACAGGAGGTACAGAATTAAATACTGATGCTGATGGGTTTGTTCAAACTATTTATAAGGCTGGAACTCTAGCACAAGATGTATTAGTAACTGCAACGGTACAACAGACTAACTAGGAGATAGTATGACTTATGAAAATATACGTTTTCATCAACGACACCTAGTTGTACAGGACGGTTATTTCTATCTCTTAGACTATACTAATAGAATACTTTCTCAGAAATCTTCCGCCGGGGCCACAACATTCCAATACCCTGTGGATTTACCTAGTAGTTTTACTATATACACTGTAGGGGATATACTTTGTCTACAGTATGATGGCTACAATTTTTGGTCACTACAGAAATTCACCTCAGGCACTGGCTACGTTATACGATGCTGGAATATAATTAATTTCACTTGTGTAATGGTAAATCAGTTCCCATTGACTGATATATCAGGCTACCTAAAATATGACATTAATACTATATCTGTAGAATACTACAATACTAAATTAACAGTAGATGCCTATGATGGTGATCTTGTTATTTCTATGGATGAGTATGTTGAATTCGCTACAGTATCTGGAACTATTATAGGTCTAGGTTTTAACAAATTTGACCAAAGAGAGTTAGTTACAGTTAGTGGGGTTGAAGGACAGAATATATATTTAAAAGCACCTCTGGTTAATAATTATTTAGCAGGAGATCCTGTAAATATAATTTCATCAATATATGTGTTTAATAACTATTCTAGTTATCTATCAGATAATACAGGAGCGTTAATAACACTAAACCCCTATACCGGTATGGAAATGGGCAGGTTCACAGATGTAGAATACAAAAACATATCTGCATCTAAATTTTATAGACTACAGGGTGTACTACAAGATTTTCCAGATGTATTTACATTAGCCTATGTTAAAGGAACTAATTTAAAATTACGTGACTTACGTGATTTATATAGGTATAATGCGGATGTTAGAGGCTCTGACTCATTTATAGCTGTTGATAACAGTCTACCTGATGAAACTAAGTGGACTGTGCCCTTAGGTGATCCCAAGATATTAAATAATTCTTTATACTTCTCTACTACAGGTAACGGCCATGATAGAGTTGAATCAACCTACTTATTACTAAATGACTTTGAGGTCCAGGTCTCTGGTACGCTGTGGGGAGTGACTACTTTTTCTGGTGTAGACTTAAAGCAGTATAATCACTACATGGGGTTAGACTTTCAAACAAGTAAAACTAATGTAGAGATAGGTTTGAGGTATTCCACAGATTTTAATAGTAATGTAAGTACAAATAACCTTGTACTATACTATCCTTTCAATGGGTCATTCACGGATTACTCAGGCAATAATTTTCCATATAATACTGTTATAGCCCCAACATATATTGATGGTATGGATACAACAGCATCAGGTGCTGCTAGTTTTATAGCCACCACTTCTGTAAATATCACAAGTACCCCTCTATTAGAAGTTGGTAAAGACGGTGCCGACTTTTCTATGGTTTTTTGGATCAAACTAATAGGAGGTTTTGATACAGCACAACACACAATAATACAGAAAAGTGCTGGATCATTCAGATCTCCTTATATTTGGTTCAGTAATGACGTTAATGTGTTAAAGTTTGGTGTAACTACTACTGTAAATGCTACACAGATCGTGTCTGTAACAACCCCTATAAATAGTTGGGTACATATAGCATTTATAAAAAAAGATAACACACTTTATGTTTATTACGACAAGGTTTTAAAAGGATCTTTAGTTCTTAATGGTACCACAACCAGTAACCCTTTAGCCGCTCTATATTTTGGTACCAGCCCACAGTACCCTGGAAGAAACTTTGCGTTAGATAACTTTATGCTGTATGGTAGGGCTTTAACTTATTACGAAATATCAAATTTTTATGATAAAGACAGTGATTATTTTAGTGCTTTAAATGGTAGTACAGTATTAGGTGTCACTATAAATGGCTCATTAACTCAATATAATACAGTGGCCTCAGGTATAGATGGATTATCTTATAAGTTTAAAGCTATAAAAACCCCCAATAGCCTACAATTAAGCTATTTGACGTCTATATCAGGCGTTGATAGTGCATGGTTTAACTTTAATCCTATAACCATTTATACACAAGAATGCTTATTATCTTTAGGTATGACCTCTTCTCTGACTACCATATCTGGTGCCTATTTTAATGACTTAGCTTTTTATAGTGGTTATTTAAGGTACCCCGTTGATTCTAGTATCTATTATGGGACTATGGCTATGGATAATGTACGTAATAATCAATCTACTATAATAACAGTATATGATATTGATATTGATGGTGATAATTTGTATAGACTGCAGATGGAAGCATCCTATTATGGTACGGATTATACATGGGCAACATATAATTATCAAATATCTCCTATACGTTCTTTTATTGATTTTATATCAGTAGACGCTTCTACACATATATTACCAGCTACGGGAAGAAATACAGCTGTAATTACATCAATAGTTTTTGACCAATACGGTCAAGGTGTTGTAAACAGGCCCGTCTCATTTACAGATGATGACCCAATAGGTTTTGTAACTTCTAAAACAGTTTATACTGATATTTTCTATAATACGGGAAGAGCTGATACTGGCTATACTTCAGGCACAGCACTTAGGGTAGTTGAAATAGAAGCTACAGTTACTCAGGTGGATTAATATGGCACAAGAAAATATACTAGCACAGCAACCTAACTTCTGTATAGCCCCCTTACTTGGTACTTTCGCTACTGTAGATACCACAACATCAACTGCTAGGCTATTGATAAAGAATAGCACTGGTGTTACTACAGTGTCCTATACTTTTAATCCTAACATAGCACAAGATACTATTATATACTATCTAGACTACATTGGGCCAAGAGACTTAAGTGCCCTACAGTCTGGTATGGTATTTATAACAATGGAAAGTAATTTAGAATCTTCCGTATCAATAAAGAAATGGGATTTAGATAAAGATAACACCAGATTAAATTTAGATTACACTATAACAAAAGCATCAAGTGGTTTTGATACTATAGTTAGTAAAGCTATGGCCGCCGGTAGATATTACACAAATTTATCTTTAACCACCGTAACCAGTACAGCTAGTATTGTATTAGATAATGTGGATAATGTAGTGTCGGGTACTCGAATGTACGTTGGGCCAAGTAGTAACACCTCCTATTTAGGTGCTTATGAAGAAGTGGAGGCAACCTCTGTTTCCGGTACTACTGTTTTTATTAAGTCAGACGTAGGCATACCACTTCATAGTTATTTTAACGTTGGAGACCCTGTAACATACTTAGGTGATATGTATTTATTTAGTGATGTAGGTTATGGTGTAGATACAACTAGGGGAGTTATGTTAACTATTGATAATACTACAGGTGAAACTTTAGGTAGACATGACAGTGCTCTCTACAATGGTTTAGAAACTGCTAATTATGGTATACCTTATTACAACTCCGTAGCTATTGTTAAAAACGCAGAATTACTGTACATTGACATTTTTGATCATACTGTCATCAAGTCGAGTAGATTAAACGTAACAAAAATAAATAGTAATACCGTATTAGATATAAAAGCTATAACGTTTACCCCTTCTAGTATGTACAGATTACAGAAGAGTAAGATAATGCGCTCTGACACAGGTACTTATGCTGAAATTACTTGGACAACGTACAACTACCATGAGGATAGCCCTTATAGATACTCTGACTGTTTAGTGCTCTATACTGATACAAGACGTATAGCAAACCAAGATACAATAACTATATATGCTAAAGTTACAGACCAGTACGGTATGGTTATATCTAATAAAACTATTCATTTTGATAAGGAATATGGCGACACTGGTGGAGTGTGGGGAGAAGTAAATAAGGAAGCGGTAACTGATATAAATGGTTTGGGAAGTATAACTTATACTAGTAATTGGTATAACGAATCTCTTATATCTAATATAAATGGGGATATTAAAGTTGTAGCTTATACAGATGGTTCAAATATACTTACGGGTAGTATATATGTATGGGCATCTATGATATTATATTTAGATGCTAAATTTATATTGGATAGGACAGACTTAGCTGGGTTTGGTGTACCAATAATAACACAGAAGATAGATTCTAAAAGTAATACTAATATAGTTAAACAACTAGTATCATTTGTTTCTACATTCTCTTTACGGAGTTATAGTAAATTTAAAATGCCAGGTGGACACGAGACTTTTCAAAATTTACCTTGGGTTCCTATTATTAGACAGCTACAAGACTTTGAAGGTGATTTAGGTGTTGTACAAAAGGCACTAATTACTAGTTCTTCAGCTGTAAAACAGTTGACAACTCATTTAGGATCATGTGCATTAAGTCAAACTTATATAAGTAGACATTTACCAGAAGGTAGTAATAAAGATAATGTTTTTATTGCTCAGTTTAGGTTTCTAATAGATGCGGTACCTGTGCCTTTTTCTGATAAGAATAATGTAAACGCTACTATTTGGCTCAGTTTAGCCCCATATGGTTTCGATCTAAATAAAAGTACGTTAATTTTTAAAGTAAGAGAGCTGTCTTATGCGGGCGATACAGGTTTTATAGACTACTCGGATAGTATTTTATTAACAGTAACAGAGTTTGATGCGGGTGGAGGTTTATTAGGTTTAGAAGTATTGTTTACACCCCCAGCTTACTTTCATAATGACGCCATTGTATATGTATACCTTTCCGTCTATGATAATGCTATACCAGCTAACATAATAGAGTTCGACTATTGGTTTAAGGTTATACCAGATTACAAACCACCATTTGTAATAAATGAAAATCCTCCTAGAGACGCAGTAGGCGTACCACTACATACTGATATAAGTTTCGATATATTAGATAGTGAGGTCGGGGTTGACATAACCTCCTTGGACCTATATGTCAATAATAGAATAAAGATATTCAATTATACATCTATACCTAATGGCTACAGTATAACATATGTTAATGAGAATATATTTTACTACGGGCAAGACATTGAAATATCTATACAGATAAATGATTCATCGGGACAAAAAAATGTTTTATATGATATGTGGAGATTCACTTTAGCCTCTAGCTTAGCACCATTTATAGACTCGGATAGTTTTCTACCCGTGTCTTGTTCGAGGGGTCTAAACACACGTACCACGATTGTTAAATTTGTAGTTTATGATGGGGGAAACGGTGTCAAAGAAGATAGTATTGAATTAATTGTTGATAACATTATAAGAGAACATAATGTAACTCCTATAATTAAGAGAATATTATAATTAATCTAACTACGAATTAGTATAGGTAATATAACATATGGCACTTTATATAACAAATTTTTCCATACCTGAAGATTCTACAGTATATTGTACATCTTTAGTGGATTTCAGTGTGGACATAACAGATGATACTCATATGGTTACTTTGTCAGGTACGTATATGACAGATAATGGTGCTACCGTACCTTATATAATCACACCAATAAGTGATGGGTACACTTTAACATACTCTACCGTACCTAGTGGTACTATGTTATTAGAGGTTTTTGGAAGTAATAGTAATGATGAATACATAAGTACTGTTTTTATTCTACAATATGGGTATGAGCTTACTTGGGATAAAGTAGTTAAATGGCCTCTTAATAAAGAAATACCTATATCAGTAACAGCTACTAACGATGTTTTAAATGCAAATACAGCTTATTTTTCTACATTTTTTAAAACTACTACTTACAAGGAGTCTAGTTTAGAAGCGCTTATTTCTGTAGAAGGATCGGGGCAATACAATATGCTAGCAGAAGTTAAACCACAAAGTAAGTACTTTATGTATGGTAAGACATATAGCGTGACGATCTCAGGGGTTAAAGATTTTTCTGGTAATATTTTACCTGCTAAGACTTTTACATTCTCTCTGGAAAATGCACCACAGTAAGAATAATAAATTGAGAAGAAGGTGTTATGCTAGTGTACACCTAAAGATATAAAAATAGGAGGATTGATATATGTGTGCTGCTATAACGAGATGGGTTCAATACGACCCAGCGTCTACAGGTACTATTGGAGAAGGTAGAAACGCAGGTTGTGTTGGAAAAAGAGGCTACTCTATAGGTACTTCTAGTGTAAGTGATACTTTTACTATTGGACCTACTACAAATAAACTTTATCTAAGTATAGACGGAGATCCAGGCCCGTACATAACTTTGTATGAAGGTACAGACCTAGACCCTAGATTTGTTGCAAAAGATATAACAGAAAAGATGCGTAATTTAGGTAAGAATGACGACAGGTGGGATGATGCACAATGTGTATGGACTAACACACCTGGTCAAGGTAATAGATTTAAAATATACTCTGGTACCCTTGGGGTTGCCTCCTCTGTGGCGGTTACAACAATAGGTGCTGAGAGTGCTCATGCTGTATTGGGATTCGCTACAGTATCTGAAGTAGGTGGTACTGCAGGTACAAATAACTTTGCAGGTACTTTGAATATAACAGGTGATTTTAAAGGCATGGAGCCTGAAGTTTACAAAATTGTAATTACTAATGATAATGACGCCCCTAGAGGTATAGGTACCCCAGTTAAAAGTATAACATACGATGGTGTTATGACTACTGGTGGCGTGTATAATTACAGCGCTGACACTACATATACTGTTACTGTGGATGTAACTAACGGTACTACCTTAGCTGGTGGTTCAGGAAATGTACCTACTATGACTTGGACTGCGTCTCCTTCTGTGGATGACTCTAGTGTTTCTACAGAATTATTATACCCAGGAAATTGGTATAATATAGGTACAAGAGGTTTAATGGTTAAGTTCACAGATGCCGTATTTGCGGCAGGATATTGGACAATACCTTGTTATAAACCTGACTACACAAGTGGTACAAATGTTACCGATATACCTGGAAGTGCTTTGATGTCCTACAGTTCCTCAAAAGGTGATATGGCAGCGGGTGTTGTAACCCCAGCGTCAGGTACAAATATATCTTTAGGTACTAGAGGACTAGCAGTAGAATTTTTACCTACAAGTGGTTCAGACTACTTAGGTATACGTGATGAGTTTTATGTCATGTGTCAGGGGCCAAAACCATATAGTTATAATATAGCCAGTGTTAATTTTGGTAATGTTACTGTTTCTACTGAGTCAACTGTAAGATGCGTAACCTTTGAAATTGAGTCCGGAGCTTATCAGTTAAGTTCGGTTAAGTTTGGTTTACAGAGTCATGGTTCTTTTCAACATCATTATGCAGGTAATAATGATACTATGTTTAGATTTGGTACAGCCGGTCCTGGTAATAATGCTGGTACAGGTACTGAAACTGGTGTAGAATGGTACCCAGGAATTGTCCCAGGAGACATAGACAGTGACATAGCACCAACGTACTTATATTCAACTAAAGCTAATTTAATGGTTGTCGCTACTGCAGATGACTCACAAGCGGTAGGAAATAAATTTTTAGTAGCTGACCCTGTATGGTTTAATATAAAATTAGGTAGTTCAGAAACAGGAGCAAGTACCTGTAACTATAGAACTTTTTTTGATTATAGTTAAATAATACAGCCTAACATCTGTGGGACAGCCCTGACGGGGGTTGAGGTAATGCCTATTACATTAACTCTAACCACACTTTTTTAACTTTAATAGGGAGATAAAAATGCCAAACAATTTTCTAATAGGTGTTGATAACTAATGGCTTATACAAGAAACCCAAGACCTACTAATAGATGTCAATATTGGATAGAAAAAGAACCAGTTCAGTGTATATACTGGGACAATACAAATACTATCTGTACTTACGAAGAAGAAGTCGTTACCATTGTTAATGGTGTTGAGACATCTTTTATCCAAAGGGGAGACTTATACCCTTTCTGTAACTATGTAGGAACCGCGAGGTTTTCCTGCACAAAATATGCAGTAAGCACAGACGCACCTCCAACAGATGCAGATATAAAAGCTAGGTGTGTTTTACCTGATCCTTATAGACATGTAGCTATGTCACCTAATTGTCCTAAATGGGTAACTCCACCAAGTGTATTACTAGATGAAGAAGGTAACCCTACACCTCTAGACTACTCAAATATTACAGGATATAATGAGGGCAATTGCAATTTAGAGGGGGATAATCCTCTTACAGGAGGAACACAAGTTACATGTGCTGGTTTTTCACCACATCATCTTGGGTTTGGTACAGCCCCTATACAGGATGTATGTACAATACCAGGAGTAACTGTTGAAGGTACAACAACACAACCAGGATTTCCTACAGGGTCACATATACCTATGAAATATGATGTACTGAACAAACGTGCACTTTTAGGTAGGTGCAAGTGGTGGAACAGTGAGAAATACGCCTTTACTTTAGAACAAGATACTTTGACAGGTAAGCTTAGTGTTAAGGCACCAGAATTCAAGTGCACCAATACTTCTCCTCTTGTACAACCATTCGCTGATTTCTTTGCTGATGAAAATAATGTGGACATGCGTCCACCATGTAATGGTGCTATGCCTGACTGCCCCAAGTACACAGGAAATCTAGCTAGTTCTGGTTTTATGCCTTATTTAAGTTCTGTTTACATGCGCGGCGGTGATAAGGTGATGGCGGAGCAGATTTTAGAGATACGTTACAATATAAAAAAAGAAACTTGGGACCCTGAAGAATATTTGAACTACTTTGGACCTGAGGCATTTATATTCGCACATGAAGGTTCTACTCCTGAAGTACAATACGCTGGGCCTAATGTTATAGTTGATTACACTATGAAAACAATAAAAACTGAAATATCTGATTTCATTTGTTTTTCTATAAGTAGGACCCAAACTTTACTTACTAAAGGTACAAGTTCTGATAGCCTAGTTCCTACTTTTGCCACACTTATAAAAGAGCTTAATGACATACTATTTGAACCTATAATTAGGTCTGTATTTGATATATCACCAGACTACACTTCAGATGTTGGAGGTATTAATAATTTTGTTTTTGAGACGCCTTATTCTGACCATACCTCTTTACTAATTATTGGTGATTATTTTGGATATAATTCTAACTTATTTGCTATAAATATTAGTGACCCCAACTTTGATTTCCCCTTTAATGATATAGCAAGATTTAAAAATATGTACTCTTTCAGGGAGTTTGCCCTAGGGGTGGGTATAGATGCTGATTATGCAGAGCAACGTTTTAAAGATAGACATACACAACTGAAATGCTATTTTAAATTACTTGACGAAGTAGCACCAGATAAGATGTACTATAATGAGTGGCCAGGGAATAGTGGTGCATTTGCTATAGGTGTAAAGACATTCTTTGGCGATAATAAGATATTAGTTTTTGATACAAGCTCTGAAATATATACATTTTCTACCATACATGTAAAAAAGGTATTCTGTGGTGGGGTTATAGCACAAACTTCCTTTGAAGCAACCACCCCTGAGCAAGAAGTTTCGGGTATAGTTAAGTATGAGCACACGATAACCTTCCCATTATACTCACCAAAGATAAGTTATAAATTTATACCATTTAAGAGTAGAGACAGTGTTAATGGTGCTTTGCCTGTACATACTTATATTGACACAAAGGTAGTAGTTGCTGCAGGTGGTACATTAATGTCTGATGAAAATCCTACGTATTTTCTTGGATATCGTATGTATAAAATCAAAGTTATGGATAGGTTTTTTATTGATAGTACTTGTGAATCTGCTACAGCTAGCAAGATGTTATTTTTAGGTAATGCTGGCTATGTGCTTCTTGTTATACAGGATGATTACAAACTACACTCTGTTATACGTAAATGGGATACAGGTGAAGTTGACGAAGCTGGTAACCCTGTACCACTAAAAGTATTTTTAACAGGCAAAAATGCTTTAGAGGAAGATATATCTATAGAAATGGAAGTATTAGAGTACTGTTCTACAAGATTGGAAGTTAACCAAATACTATTAAAGCCTAAGGATGCGGACAAATATGTAAGACTATACAACCCAGTAATAGACTTTGAAAACGGTTTATATGTCTATGAACGTTGGAGCTTTGATAAAGAACCTAGCGGAGATTATACCGAAATAAGGGATGGCTGGCCAGAGGAAGATGTAACACTTATAAGGTCTTTAGCTAGTTTGACTGACGGTGAACTGAATAGTGGTAACTATACGATTGAAAATTTACCCACTTCCCCTATTATAGCGTCTGTTATTTTTTCAGGGAGCATTACACAACGCATAAAGGGCCAAGCTAAGTCAGACTTAATTATTTGGGCTAAAAAACCTTTCTGTAGTGATGTCGAGATAATGTACTCATGGAAAGCTAATTATCAAGAGACATTACTTCTACCTACAGGTTACTGTTTTGTAGCACATATTGGTACAGTAAAGCTAGAAACCGGTATAGGTGGATCTAGCCCTAGATGTGGCGATCATAGCTTTGGTAGTGTTTCACGCAGACCATCCCTTATGTGGTACCCTTATACTAGTTGTGACCCATATGCTACTTATATGCTAAGAAGTGGTAATTATGAAAATGACGAAGGTCTTATGGAGTTTTGGTTGAACGATGTAGGTAGACCTGACTTCAGTGCCACAGATCACGGCTCGGAAGATTTACGTATGTTAGGCCCTACAAAACATTTTGGATATACAGTTGATACACATGCTACTGTATGGGCTTGTGGTTGTGACTATGTTTATCATAATAATGATATGATTTCTACTCCGTGGTTTGGTGGGTTTGCAAGAATACGTGCTGGTGTAACTGGAGAAGCTCTTTATTATATGACACAGAATGGAGGTATAGGCCCACAATTTGGTAATAAAAATAGACCTTATCTACATAGTTTTAGATCTACTGCTGCTTTACACTACTATTATGTAACAGATGGTGGAGGCATAGCAAAAGACAAAAAATGGATGCCCATGTATGAAGCTTTTTCTGACATGGCTTTAAGTAGTGACTTTACTGAATTCCCTTGGAATAATTACTTTAATGAGGGAGATATAGCGGCTACATATGTACACCAGTTTGGTATGCTTTCTGCTAGAAATGTTGATAATACTTCTATAAATGAACGATTACTAAAGGGTGATGGTACGGATTCTTCACTAAAACGTTATAGATTTTCAGAAATATTTATAGCTCATAGTACGACTACTGGTATGGTGTACCCATCTCCTAGGAAGGCATACTTCTCAGGTACGGACACCCCAAGACCTATAACAGCCTGGCTGACATATAAAGATTCCCCAGAGGCAGATACAGCGATTCAATGGGCATGGAGGGAGAAATGGAAACCATTAGAACGTGAACTTATAGATATACGTACATCACTTATGGATCTAGACTTTGCCATTTGTGATACAAGTGAAATTCATTCTAAATATTTAAGTTTTTTAGATATAAGCTATACTAATTACACCTATGATTTTCGTATTGATGAATTTAGAAGAATACCTGATGAAGGTTTTCATAAGATAACCTGGGAACCCTCCATATATGACCCAGAAACACCCCTTCCTACGTACTTTATAGTTAGGCTTGATAATGGACCAGTACGTTTACTTAATACAAAATTAGAGCTAATAAAAGATGTATCTGAAATTGAGGAGGGTGTTGCTTTTGACTCATTAAGTTTAGATGATATTAAAAAACATATGGATTTTTATGAAGTGTGTTCTGCTGTATATTGGTTAAATTCTGTAACAAGTGAGGCTGATCTAGAAGTAATGGCCATATCTGCTATAACTGGTGGTTTTATTTTATATACCGAGGAAGCAGAAATAGTAGAGACTGAAGAACTAGCTAAAGATAATGCAAAAGATGGTAAGAGGATGGTATCTATTTATAAAGATGGAGAACAATATGATATGTACTTTAATAGGGGTCTTTACACAATGGTAAACCCTAGTATGGTAAAATATCTACCAAAGGATATGGCACCCATTGAACTGCCTTATGAGGTTAAATTGTCAAGACCTTCTGCAGACGACTCTAATTACTCTACCATAAACGTTTCAGAATTTTATCCAGCCAGTGACTCTTTTGACATGAAGTACTTTTTTACTAGTGGTACAGTTACTATTATATTTAAGTTTGAAACTCCAGTTAATATAGGCCAAGTTGATATATCTTTTTTGAAAGGTAGGGAGATAATAGAGCCAAATTCTGAGGAAGAATCTACAATAACAAATTATTTTCATATACCTGAGGTAGTGCTAAAACGTTCGGTAGATGACGTAGTTTTTAAAGATGTAGAAACATTTGACTTTGTATCTTCGGATATAGAAGAAGAATTAGTACAGTTTAGTAAAGAATATAAAATAACAAATTTAACACAGGACTATATGGCTGAGTTAAGTTCTAGTTTCAGTGTTACCTTTAACTACTCTTTAGACATGATTAATTTCACAAATGATGACATTGAGTTTCAGCATTATATATTTATTGGGGCAATAAAATTTAAGAAGGTTTTTTATATAGCTCAGGAAGAAACTATACAAGTACACGAAAGAAAATTTAATATATCTGTTGGAGGATATGGAACTTTTCCAATTCATGGTAGAGAAAACCAAGGATCTTTACTGTACCCTAGCACAACTGAATTATCCACTACTTATCAATATGACAATGCTTTTGGTATGGTTGGTATGTCTGGTAGTGAGGGTGAATTCACCTCTGTAGGAAAAACTCAGTCTAGGATTTGTGGAAAAGTTCAGCAGGACGCTGAGAATCTTTATGGGTCTTACCTTGATTTTGAAACCAAGCAGAAGGAGTTATATGATGAAATAGCTTTAGCTGGTACAGAGGAGATCTCATATGTATCCATTGCTAGAGAGGTGTTTAAAGAAACCTTGAGTAATACAGGAGTAACATCTTTTCCTGAGTGGACTTGTAGATTTAAGAATACTACTATGGTACCATTAAGAGCAGTCCCTCCAAAACAACTATATTACCCAGAAGGACATAATTGGACCTGGGATAATAATAGTTTTAAAGACTTCTTTAATTGTGGTGGTGGAGGTCTTAGGCAGATTGTTACTATCTTTGCTTATAAATGGGGAAGGATATCAGGTATATATGGTTTTGTACATGAAAGAGATATATTTGACCTTTACTCTTACGGTTTGTCTGATGTATTGACACGAATGGCCAATCCTGCAGACACTATAGCAGACAGGCTATCATCACTATAATGAGGTTATAATGTTTAATATAATTTGTGATAAATGTAAAGGTGTGGTAGAGTTTGACTATGACACATCTATAAGTGAGTATCTTCTAAAAGTTGACTATGTTAATGATAAAATATCTGACATATGTGATACAGCTAAAGACATCCCATTAGTTTATAAGTGTATTAGTTGTTCTGCTAAGTTTAAATATTCTTTTAAAGAGTTAGAACAGAAGCGACGTGAAAGTATTCATGCCGATATTAGACGTTTTAGAAAGATTCATGTTTTTAAAAATGTGATAAATCCTGCGAGTATTAATCCAGATAATGGTTTAGAGTATTGTAATATATGTGATGGCGTAGACAATGCAGGTAATTGTTACAAAGATATAATATCTGTATGTCCGTTCGTTAAACAACATGAAGCATAATTTTCTAAGAGACGCCAAGTCAATCAGTAACTCTGAATTATGTCGTTATGATTCTACTAACGGATATTTCACAGATTTCTCTAACAACGGTAATGTTGACGGGTGGACTATATACAATAATATTTATATGTACGGTTGTTGGAATAATATTTTGTTTGGTTCTGCTTACTTACCAGACTGTCATATTAGTCGGACAGAAGTGTTCTTATCAGTAAATGCAGAAGAATATTTCTTTATAGAATTTATATTAAAAGTTATTGATGAAAACCCAACTAGAACAGTAAAAGGATTAACCAAGGGTAAGATAATGTGGCTCAGGACTGATGACGTCGCTTGGGCTGATGATCGCACTATAGAGTTTGATATAACAGGTGTAGGTACATGGGAATACTATAAATTAAATTTAGGCCCTTATAAGTGGTGGCAGGGTGACATTAATAACCTTAGATTTTATCCGTTCATTGACGGCCATACTGGGGATAAGTTTTTTTTAAAATCTTTACGTATCACCTCAGAAGATTTTTGGATGTGTATAAACACTAATTGTTCTTATTATCAGTATTACTCACATCCGTGCCCTGGTGCGGGTAATCGTGCCTACTGTGAAGCAACAGTAAAAAAAGCAAACTACACGTTAGTAGCAGGTGAAAGCAGCGAACTTTTAATTGATATAGACGACTACGGTATAGAACATATTGAACTTGGCGAAAATATTCTAATGTCAGGTAATGACATTGCCAAAGTATTAGGTAATAGTATAAGTACTGTTAACATAGGTGGCTATTCTTTTGCACAAGTAGACTACACGGATAAGGAAGTTATAAGAATATCCAGTGGCACTAACCGTAATAATAGTAGTGTAGTGATTAGTTACTCTAAGGCAGCTGAAGAATTGGGATTCTTCAATGACCGTATGGAACCTATATACACATGTGTATCAGGTACAGATCCAGCCACTGGGTTTGATTATGCTAGTACAAGGCTTCTACAGACATTTGAAATAAACGCGCTAGTGGATGGAGATAATGATATAGCTTACATACACAACCCGTCACAGTATTCTGTTGAAGGAGGTAGACGTGACTTTAATGAAATAGGAACATCCAAATTAATATCTGAATTAGATGATGTTACAGGTTATACTTCTTTCGATAATACAGGCAAAACTATTATTGATTTATCAAAACGTATAGATAACAACGGTAAATTAAAACACTTTTGGGTGTATGGTTTGCTCTACCCAGGAGCAGCCTTAAAAATTTTACGTCCACGTAATGATGGTACATTTAGAGTAGTTTACTCAATACCTTTACCTACTACTGAGGATGCTACATTGTATACTATGCGTCCTATAGTTTCTAGAGTGGACTACGACGTGTTAGTAAACAAAGGTGACATATTGGGTATATATAATGCAAACCTTTATGTAGGGCAGACAGCTACTGGTTTACCAGACGCTACTTTTATACAAGTAAATGGTGAAGTTACTACTATCGTGGAAAATGCAACATCCTATTCTTATGGTGTCGGAGGTTTTGCAATATATGCTAGAGGTGACCTTAAACAAAATAATACTATATTGGATATTGACTTGGGCTACCGGTTAAATGTTTCCGAGTTTATAGTATCAGGTGAAGAACTAGAGGGTTACTACGAATTTAATTTAGCATCTTGTCTAGATGTTACATGGAATGTAGATCTATTTAATGAAACTCATAATCATGCTGGTGTATATCTTACAGCTTATGGTGGTACTTGGTATGATACACATAATAATATATACTATGGCAAGGAATGTTTAGATGATTTAATTATCACTGCTGATAACGGAAAAGAGGGTGATGTATACACTCAGGATAATGGTATAGCTACTTTTGGTGAGCACGCTTATTTTTATGTTAATGGAGATTTCGAATGGCCATATAGTACAGTGTGTAATGGCCTAACAGAATACTGTGGTATAAAAAAACCTACTAGTGGTTCTATGAATTACACTACTGATCCAATAGCTTTTACATTACTATTCCCAGCTGAGCACCTTTTCGATGTATATAAAAGTATAATATATTTTAAAGAAGAAAATAATTTTAGAAATATTGCTTTATCTACGTATGGTGGGTCTTATCACTACTCAGGTGACGCAGATAATGTGGCATATAATTTAGTACCTGAATACAACTTTATATATTTAAATGGTGTTAAGTACACCAAGGGGGATAATGATAACATAGATAGGTATTTATTTAAGAATCCTGCAACAACTAACTTATATAGTCAAGACTATGATAATCCTGAAATATGCCAAGATCATATATCTACTTACTTTGTTGACTGGAGTATATTGGCTCATGAGTTTGAACCAATACCATGTAAAGGGTTTAGAATATATTGTGATAGACATAATAGTACTAAAGTAACCGAGATGGAAGTTTACTCTAGAGTACCTAATGATGTATCTATGGTTGACAATACTATATTACATTTTTCGGATTATAAGGATAAATGGCGTACCACTGGGTTTAAAACTGTAGATGAAACCACTACAGCCGCATTTGTAGGAGGTACACCTAGATACTTTAGGGTGTCTTTCGAATCACAGACGGCTTTTAATATGCGTGAGATAGCTGTTTCAACTACAGAACAAGCTTACACAGAAGACTCCTTAGTGTTAATAGACGAAGCAAAAAATGGTATAATAAGTGATAGCAAGGAAGTTGTAATCACTAATATATACAACAAGTCTTTTGATCTTACCGTAGATATACCTAGAGATTTAATCAGCAGTAAAAATATTATTTTTTGGAATACTTTAAATTCTTTTGATACTCTTAAAGATCCTGAGTTAGGCCCTACATGCTTCTTGTATAAAAGCGATGACTACCCTATTACTTACAGTAGAGGACAATGTGCTACAAGTTGTTTTAGTTATGGTTTAGCTAACGCTATTGAGGGTAAAACAGCTTATTATTCATACAATACCTTTGATTGGTTTACTTATGGTACCTTAAGCTCAGGTATACCAGTAGATTTCTCAAATGAGGCTTACCTCCATAGATATAAATTTTCTGCAGATATCGTGCCTGTATCAAGTAAGTACTGGCGTATACAAATATTATCAGCAGATAGAGTTAGTGTACTGAGTGATATCATAGTTTCATATCTTGGAGAACGTGTAGATATAAGAAAAATTTTATTACCTGATACTATACCAAATACTTCTCTTAATTACATAGTCTCTAATGGTACTAACATACCAAATTATTATACATTCAAAGATTCTTTTGCAGAAGGCACCTGGGATGAATTTTCCGTTTTTGGTACTAAGTCCCCAGAAGCTTTTGTTGTAAATAATGAATACCTTTTAATAAACGGTAAGACTGGTGATATTAATCTGAGTACATATAGATTTAATAACTCAGATAACTTTGAGTTTTTATTTGACTACTATTTTGACCCGAACCACCCCTCATATATTTACCCTTTATCATACGCGAAATTTGAGTTTTATAGTGGTGCAGAAATAGTATTTTATTTAGAATGGACTTGTGTTGCCGGAGCAGGTATAGCTTCATGTGATGGTACAGTACATGTACTGAACATCGTAGAGGGTTCCACCATATTATATACAAATAATACTTTAGGGTGTTACTTTAATATGCTACAAAAAAACAAAATATGTTTAAGAAAAGCAGGAAACACTATATCTTTATATCTAGGTAACCATATTTATATAACCACTTTTACTTTAACCTCTTCAAATAGTTTAACCTCATTTTACTTCAGAGGTTCTTCAACATTGTGGACCGTTAGGGTATATAATATAAGTTTTAATTATAGACCTATGTTGGCGCCAGGAACGTGGTTAGGTTTGGAGCTTTATGATGTAGTACCTATTGACAAAATATTCTTTATATCCACAGGTAATGAGTTAACGTTAAATATACTATCTGGGGTAAATAATAATAATTACTCTTTAAACTCAATTATAGAGGCCACAAGGGAAGACTTATTTATAGCGTTTGTTATTGATTTAATTAGTCGTCATAGTTTATCTATAGTGAGACACTATGGTATTGGTAACCTATTTGATGTGTCATTACAACTTAAAACACAATACTCCAATAGTAGTGGTTCAATAGATAATGCAGTATTTGACTCTGATTATATGGACTGTAGATGGCTAGGTATTCAAGTTGATTGTTCAGATAATATTATCAAATCAATTGAAAAACTGGGTGTTTATACGGATATAACTACTGTATTTTGTAAAGATGGTGGTTTTAATAACAAGTGGTTACCACTTAACTCTACACTAACACAGTACACACCTTTAAAAAATGTGGCTTTAAACACAACAGTATCGGGTACAACTTTTTACGGTGAAAATTTACCCAGTAAGGCAGTAGATGGTTATTCCTCAAACTATGGAGTAGATTACTGCTGGGCCTATGAAGAAGGCACCTCACCAAAACTTTATATTGAATTTGATGATGAGTACTACATAGGGTCTTTTACTATACATAATGGCTATTCCCCTAATATACCTCTTGGGTATAATAAGTCATATAAATTAAGTCTTGATAACACTATTTCAGGTAGCTCTAGGGTATGGACCTTAGTTTATACGGCAGCTAATATAACTAATGCTGCTACTCAAACACACGAGTTTAACTATGTCAAGGCAAGGAGGGCATTACTCGAAATTACTTCTTTTGAAACTATAGATGTCCCCACTGATATATATAACTCTACTTACTTAAATGCTAAGTTAGGCTTTCTACGGGAAATAGAAATATTTGCAAAAACTAATGTGCCTTATATAAGTAGCGAGGACTTCCCCATCGTATGTGTGGACCTTAGAGATAAATTTAATGTGGTAGATGTTAAACTATATAACTCTTTTCAACAAGGCTCTAAATTGCTTGAGCATGTCAACAATACTTTATGGGATAACTCTAGTGAATTTATAAGCTACTCTGATAGCGTAACTTCTGATCCAAGTAGAGCACCATTCACAAGAGGGCAGGACTACACAACAGAGTATGAGAGTGACTTTAATTCTGGCGACTTAAAGTACTCTGTGGAATATTTATTAGTAACCTCTTTGTTTTTAGCGCAAGGACATCATTATATTGACTGGGAGGCGTATTACCCACAAAATGTGGAAGAAATAAGTATAGAATTAGAAGGTAGTGAAACAATTATAGTTTTTGCTAATGTTTATGGTACCTTATGGCAAAAACAAAGCCATGAATTTTTTACAGAGTACGATGGTTATTTTAATGTATATACAAGACAAAATATTGATACAGAAAATACTTGGGGTGTAAGAAACATAAAGATTTACCGTTTATATGACTTAACTAGATGGGTATCTGTTATAAGGGATACAGCAACAAACTACGCGTACAACTTCCTAGATGATATGAGTAGTCCTGATTATTTAGATAAAATAGAAGTATACGGCGACGGTAAATATGTGCCAACAGAATATTGGTGGTGGTGGCTCTCTGATATCTCCACTTTGTCGAATGACAGTATTAATACTAAGATAGGAAGACGCTCCCTACGTGTAGATTATCCAGCATCTTCAGATGTTGACACCCTACAACTATCTGAGGCAGACCATTTTGGCCAAGATTTACTATGGTCTATTTCCGATGCTTTCCATTTCTATCTATATATTGATAATATAGATAATTTTGATACCACTTATGGTAAAGTTCTATTAGGTTCTGTAGATAGTAATTCTAATGACTTTTATTACACTTGGAATGTATCAGATATTCCCCTTATTACTGGCTGGAATAATGTTAAGTTAAATTTTTACAATTACAGTGGTGTCTACCCTACAAAAGTTAGTGGTTCTACTGAATTCTTAGAGACTATTCTTAATTTGCAAGGCAATAAAAGAAATATAACTACATTGTACTTTCAATATAGAGGTACTGGAAAGAAGTTAGTAATGTTTGTAGATAATTTTGCTATATTAAGAAATGTTTTCGATACCCCTGTCAAATATGCTAATGGCCTCTGCTTAACTTATAATGACTATTTAATGATGCCTTTATCTAACATTAATTTAGATAGAGGATCAATTGAATTTTGGGTTAAAATGGGAGTTGACACACTGGGTAGAGATGCTTTTGGTGAAATACATGCAGCTACGTTATTTACTTTAAGTAGTAATACTAACGATATTGTATCACTTAGAATAAAACCAGGAAATTGGTTTGAGGTTTTCGCTGGCAATATAAGGAAGCAGAGTTTATTTAGCACAGAGGACCTACCAGCTCATACTTTTATAGGTAGAAATAAAATAGTACACATTGGCCTTGTATGGAGTAATGATGGTAAGGATATTTCGGGGAATCACACTATGAAATTATTTATAAATGGTGTCGTTACTTTGAGTAGTACCTCTACTTGGGATGTCTCTGATACTAAGATCTCTTTCTTCAAACTTGGAGGAGGGATAACACAAACGGCCCAAGTGTACAATGATCAAAGTGCCTTTGTCTTTGAAAATATAAAAGTGTATAATTACTGTAAGGAAGACTTCTTAGTAAACAAACAGGATATTGAGGGTGAATATTTGTATACACCAGAAAATTTTATAGAATTGTCTAAAGATAATATAAATTTTTATGGCCCAGGTTCAGAAAGTCTTCCATTGGTATTTGAACAAGTACCTAGTCAGGCTATTGAAATTGTATATGTCAGAACAATAAAGAATAAAAAACTTCGATCTACGGGCAGTAACGCTCAGATAGTAGTAGATTGGTTAACAACTGTTTAGGTGATTACATGTCAAAATATAATATGATAAGGAATAGTTCATTTACCTCTAATACTACTAGCGGTACAGGTAACCGTGCACTAACTATTCCAGAATTAGACTCACTTATAGATAATAACGTATACACACTAGGTGTACAACTAGTAGACACAGAGGTATTATACCTTGATATTGACTTAGGTTATAAATTAAAGGTAGATAGTATTTTATTATATACGAATGATCTAACTAAGCTGGCCAATGTAACATTTTATTCTAAAAGTGCTGCTTCTGATGTTTTTAGTGTATGTTCAAAAACAGTATCAGCAGTTTCTTATGTCGGTACAGTACCTAATCCTAGTGCACCAAGATATATTCGATGTGTTGTAAGTGGTACTAATATGCTCCTACATGAATTACAGGTTCTGAATAATGACAACATTGTAGCTTTTGGCGCAGATGGTAGTCTTACGGATACCTTTATAGAGGACACTCCAGAAGGTGTTGTTGGTGAAGTTCAAGCTATTGATATCTATAACGATACCTCAGGTGATAAGCCAGCCAACGCTTATGTATGTGTAGATTATACAGGGCAACAAGGGGATTTTTATGTTGATATAGCTGCAGAAAGTAACGGCCCATTTTATAACCTCTCTGAGGGTGACATTATAAAAAATAGTTGGTCTAGAGGAACACATAATAATACCAAAGTCTCTAATACATCCGATGGAGCAGTGCTGGTTTTATCTAAACCTACAGTATATGAACATTTAAGTGAGACTTATATTGGTATTCTCCCAGTAGTTGATAGTACATTCCCTAAGTCACCTTTTGGTGTTGTAAGATGTACCGCTTATGATAAAGTTCATAAAAAGTTATATGTCGCTTTCTGGCCAGGTATTACTTCTAAAGGATCTCCTATTAACCTTTGGTGTTATGATGTACAGTTAAATACTTGGACGTTTAGAGGCGCCCTTGTGAGTGCTTTATGGGATACAGACACATTTTCCATGGGTTGCTCTGATACTGCCGTGTATTTTTTAGGTGTTATCTCCGAGTCCGGCGCGACTAGAACTATTTTAAAACATAGCATGACAGGAAGTTTAGCAAATTTATCGGTATTTAAAACATTTACTATCACGTTCACTTCTACCTATTACTACTTTATGGTAGGTGATTTTAAAGGTAACATTTGGATAAAATGCCATGGTGTTTATCAAGGTGATGCTGCTAGACAGTTATATAAACTAAATGAAGCTACAGCAGCATTAACACCAGTTAGTAATAACTTCTTCCTCTCAAGTTTAGGAGCTAATGTTAATCACTTAGTTTATGATGATATACGAGATCGTATATATGTTCTACACGCTGAAAGTATCCAAAACAATAATTTTTATATTGAAATGTATGATGTATTAACTGATACTTGGTATAGCTCTTTTTTTAACTTCGGTAATAGAATCATGGCGCAAAATATGGATATGGCTTTTTGTTTCTATAATGATAATTTATATTTCCAGTCTGCACAGTATAACGGTAAAATATATAGATACAACTTATCGACCGATGAATTAGATACACTACCTGTTAATATACCTACAAAAACTGGTATAGTTAACAAAATGGTAGTGCTAGAACCATTAGACGCACATGGTGATGAATCTGTACTAATACTCACAGGTATTACGGATATACACGCTGTTTTTGGGTATAACTTACCACAAACACTAAATAATAGTATAGCAAATTTAACACACATTACAGGTAACTATACTACTCCTATATTCGCACTGCCTGACGCTAATAAAGCAAGTTATTTGAGAATACCTGTATTATCTAACATTGGCACTACTAATGTCAGTAAGTATAAAGATATACAGGATGGTATTATAGAAGTTAGAAGTAGTGATATGTCACCATTACCGGTAGATCATGTTTTCTGGCTTGCTAGAGCAAATTCATACTCAACATATTTTAGAGTAGAGTATAATAATAATACTGCAGCTACTTCTTTTATACCCCTGACCATTTCAAACACATCAACGGTATATACGTATGGCTCGGCAATTTCCAGGCGCACAGGCTACCAACTATCTATATCCGCGCATATAGCTCAATCTGCCAATTCTAATGTTTTTATATTTAATTTTGGTGGTGAATTGGTTGTAAGTAAAGCTTTTGCAACGAATACAGCTTATTTTGGTACTACAGACTTCTGTGACTTTGATGTTTCTGGTGGCTTCTGGTCCTACGATGCTGTAAACAAACTTCTAAAGCATTTTAATAGTGCCTGTATACTTATATCTGAAGTTATCGTGGACGGCCTTTGTGGGTTAGCAACAGATTTTAATACTAACAGTGTTTGGTATATAAGTAATGTAACAAAGGCATTGGTACATCTAAATAATTTAGCAGAAACCGAAACTGTGGTAAATATATTAGAACCCCTAGCGGTGTGCGCTGACGAAGATGGTGGGTGTTGGGTTGTAGACCATGCCGAGCTAGATAACACTAAAGCCATAAAAAATTATAGTAGTTCTGGCGAGTTAATAGTTATGATACCTATAACATCATCCATAAAAGTAATATCCTCAGACACAGTTGGAGGTTTTTACACCTTAAGTTTTGGTGTTTCCCAGGAAGTTAGTCATTATGATAAATATGGTAATTTAACTATGAATATAAAAAATTTTGCTAGTGATGATAAGTTAAGTGGTGGCAAATTCGGTGTAGTTGTATATTCTACACTTTTAAAGCGTATGCGTTATGTTTCTTTAGCAACTAAAGCCATTGTTTGGACTAAGTTTTATACAGACTATTTTACAACAAGTGCGTATATGGAAACATATACACCGAGATTATTTACGTTTGATATAGAATTCCAACAGAGTGATATAACACTCCCTAAATTAATACCTAGACCTGAAGAGAGTCTTTGGGCAACAAACAGTACTTTATTACCATGGAAGGAGGTGGATAAAGACGGTTATTTTTTAACTAAAAGTAAATATACTCAAGCAAGGGTAACCTTATGGAATTTTGATGCTACTTCTACACCAACTGTTGTTGGTATTTATATGGCCCCTGCTATACAGATTACAGATATTCAACCACAAAAAAGTAAACCATTTTTTATACGATCTAATATACCAGCGGGTAATATAACCCAACTGGATACAAGAATAAAAGTATGGTGGGATATAGCAGAAACTGACTAGTTATTATAGTTTTTAATATTTAATTTAAGTAAACGAGGTTTCATATTAGATGAACATTTATAAATATATTATTAAAAACTTACTTAACTACAAAGGTAAAGTTAATGGTTAGTTATCGCCCTCCCAAAGGGAAAAACGTACTATTTGATTTTACTGAGGAGGGATACACACCTCCTGATTTTGTAAATATTGATTTCTTAGCCGCCGCGTATAGTACTAGTGATTTACAGGCTTATATTGAAATCATGCAGTTTTATGAACATGGTACAGCAGACTTAGAGGCTTCTTTAGAAGTTTGGCCATTGTTTCAAGATTCTACTTACACATATGTCAAAAGCTGCAGACAAGTTGTTGTTGGTTATAGCGATACAGGTGTACAAGTATTAGAGTTACCTTGTCTTTTTGGAGGTATTAGAGACTTAGGTGCATTTATAACCACAGGTAAACTATGGTATAGTAGCTATACAGATTTATACGCGGACATTATTGGTGATACCGATATATTTTTTGATTTACCCGCAGGAATCAAAGCTCTACGACATAGTTATGCGGATATATTATCTGTAGTACAGACTATTCCAGCTGTAGACTTACACGCATTCTTTAACATAATTGAAACAAGAGATATTACAGCGAGCATATCAGGTACGTTATTCAAAGGTAATCTAGATTTGGCAGCTACTTTTGGTAAGGTTACAATTAAAAGTAATAAAAATTTAAATTCTTATATAACTAGTTGGCATATAAGTGATTTAGCTGCAATGATTGGTGCATTTTCAACGGCAGATTTACAAGCTACTATTTTCTCTGGTTACTTTAGAGTATCTAAAAATTTATCCGCGTATTTAGCCTGTGTTGCGCCAGTAGACTTACAAGCCACTTTACATGGTTATGCAAAGGCAGATTTAAACGCTATAACTATTGTCGGTTATCAACCATATGACTTGCCTTCAAGTATACGTGCAGTACGTCCTAGAGACCTTCCAGCTTATGTATATGGTATGAAGGCACAGGATATGTTTTTTGATTTACCCGCTAATATACAAGGTTTTTCTACAAGAGATATAGCTGCGTATATAACATCCATAGGCTCAGCTTCTTTTCTAGCTTACATAGTAGCTACAGGTAAGTATCTAGACTTATTAGCTGAGATAGTGCCAAAAACTATTAATATAAAGAGAATTATATCAATATCTTTATTTGAACATAAGGATTTAAGGGCTGTTGTTAATTACAACTGTCTAAAATCCAGCTTTGTTGATTTACCTGCATATCTATACACCATAAAGAGACTTGATTTGAGTGCTTTTATCATAGGGTGGTATGGCGGCGCTGCTGACAACGTTATCGACCTTGCTGCTTACATTAATGCAGCTGACTACGTACAAGCTAACTACACAAGTATTACAAGTAATGTATATGATGCAACACCTCCTTTCGTAACTTTTGGTATACATAGCACGCCTAAAAAAGGTAGTCATAAGGTATTAGATACCCTTATGCTCCTAGGTAACCGGTCTACTAATATATTAAGAGCTACTATTACTGGTATATTATACTCTCGTGATATAAGTGCTCAGATAACTGCTAAACCTTTAGCTAATTTTACTACTGTACCGAATTGGGTCAACCCTAAAACTCTAGAGGTAGTTATAAATTTAGATCGTTTTGGTGAGCGTTGGAGAAGGTTTGTAGAAATGATGTTTTTTACAAATTCTGATGAGGACTATCATTTCTTTTATGTGCCCAATGAAAATAAAGTATACAAAGTTAATAGAGAACGTACTTGGAAAGTACAGGTGCTAGGTTTCTCTAATGATCCTAATAAACTCAACTCAAGAATTAAAGTCAAGAAACTATTTGTGTTTAATCTTAAAAATTATGATACGTTTGACCAAGCACTTAATGACTTAATTGATAGGGTAGCTACTAGTAGACATAGAGATTTAGAGGTATCTATAATTGCCACCACCTTCCCTTCAACTGATCTACAAGCTAATATAAAAGTTAAAAGGATTAATCATTGGTCACTTTCCTGTAAAGCTACAATAACAGGAATATTAAATAATTTTAAGCTTTTGGATGCGTATATTACACCTAAATTGTATAAGGATACTAATAATCTAACTGCGCTTATAGTAGGTAAGGCTTATGAAGCACCTACAGCTACTAATATACACTTTAAATTCGATGACCCTACTTATGTATCACCAGGTTCATATAATAATATGAACTGGACACATATTCAAGCAGAAGATTTTTGGAAGGAATAATTTATGTCTCTTTTATTTTTTGATAGTTTTAAAAATTACTTACACTTACCACTTAAATGGCAAGAGCGCACTGCTAATTGTAGTATGTATGTGAAAGAGGGATCTTTTGGCCGAAGAGGAGGTAATGTATTAGCCTTGGAATGTTCCTACTCTGAACCAGAGGATGATTTTATACAACAAAATCTGGATGATGCCTACGATGAACTTGTAATTGGTTTTGCATTAGTGCGTGTAAAAGATGTAACTGACCAGTTTACTATATATTTTTGTTATAATAATGACATACAAAGTAGAATAGTTATTATGGCCTCAGGTATATATTGGTATACTGATGATATATACAATAACTACGGATTTAACCAAGGCTTCATATTAAATAAATGGGCCTATATAGAGATTAAAATTAAGTTTAGTGATACACAGGGCACATTGGATATTCATATAAATGAGGTAGCTATACTAAGTTTAACCTCTTTAAACACCATAACTACTACACCACACCTAGTCAATAATATTAAAATAGGTAAAAATGTAAGCTCCTTATCTTCTGATGACTTTGCATACATAGAAGATTTGTATATTTTAAACACTTTAGGTACAAAGAATAATACATTTTTAGGTAACTGTACCGTTTCTACTTTACCCGTATTAACTGGTGGAAGTTCACAACAATTCCTTCCTGAAGCAACTTACTCTGGTACTAGTAATGCTAGTATTATTACTAATACAGTATACCCTATTAACACCCAAACTTATAATAGTACCTATTATGAATACAGTGGTGCAGATGATGGTAGTTACGTAAGAAATGGTTCTGGTGCGGACTGGGTATTCAATAATACATCGGTCATGGTTCCTAGTGTAGCTTCAATATATATGGACACAAACACTAGAAGTTGTTACTACTGGTTCAGGTTCTCAAATATTAATATACCTAAAAATGCCAAAATTACTAATGCTTACTTACTAGTAAACCCTACTGAGATAATTAGTGAGGATGATATAAATGAGCAGCTAATTTTTTTTGAAAAGTCTGGTACACCTGTTACGCAAATTACCTCTAGTGCTGACCTGTTAAGTAGAAAGTTTACTTATAATAAAACAAAAATACCTCAGCAGGGCAATATAGCAAATAGAGATATAAAAGCATCACTACAAGAACTAGTTGATTTACCTGATTGGCAACAAAACAATAATAGTATTTTGGCTGTAATAGACCTACATTATGTAGACACCAACTATTCTTATATAAGGGTAGGTTATACTGCTTACGAAGCCAATAATGATTCTTACCACGTTAACTCACCTAAGTTATACATTGAATGGCAACTACTTGAAGAGGCTGGCTCTAAATATATTTACTCTAGTAGTCTAGGTAGTACAGATACTTATATGTTATCAGTGCCTTCAGGTATAACTAATATACTGGCACTAAGTAGTGACATAATAGCAAAAAAAGATATGGGCGTTGACTTATACTTGACATCTACTATGGTTAGTGGTAGTAATACAACTAACAGTGGTTCAATACTACCTACAACTAAATACAGTATGCTAAGTTTTATCCAGGATGTAACACCAGACTCTTTAGAAGACTGGAAAGACACATTCATAACGGCAAATGAGTTCGGTTTTACAACTATTTCTGGGTAACTATGACTGAAATTAGGATAGCAGATTATAGTATAGGTGTACTTGAGAGTACACCCCTTGTAGGTACTAATGCAATATATATTGCAGACTATACTGTGTCAATACTGCACAAATTTAATACACCGGTTAAAATAACTTTAAATACTCACTATTTTTACGGTGACGTAACTTTAGAAGGTACGCCTAAAGAAGCTATTATATACGCCTATGATAGTGAATCATTTAGGTTAGTGGGGCAATGTATATCAAATAATCAAAGTGGTGTTTTTACACTTCCTATTACTACTAGTGGTACTTGTTTTATTGTAAGTTTGTCAGATAACTCTGACTATAACCATATAGTGGCCAAAAGCGTAGTACCCACACCTATTATATAAGAGGTATAACAATGAGTTTATCAGGCTGGGAGAATTCCAATAGATTACAATTTACTGTACCAATAGAAAGGGTGGGGGTTTGTACTGAAATTGTACCTATACTTTTTAGATTATCCAATCAATCTGGTTTCTCAAAAACAGATATCTGTCACGTATTTAATCATATGGCAATAGCGGGTAGTAGTTACGCTAGCAGAAAAAAAGTAGCTTTTTCGCAAATAGTAGATGGGGAAGAGAAACAGTTATATGCTGAATTAGATATGTGGGATCATGTCACTGAGAAAGCATTGTTCTGGTTTCTACCTCTAGAAGTTTCTTCCACTTATACAAATGTTTTTTATTTTTATTATGATGTAACTAAAGAAAGTAATGTTTCATATATTTCAGAAGCTGGTGACTTAGCTATATACCCCCTAATACCTTCCGGATCTTACAGCGTTTACGATACTTACGGCGGAGAACCTATTAGTATTATAAAACATAATGGAAAATATTTATTATGGTATATGGGTAAGGTAGTTGTAGGTGGTTACTGGCACGGTGCTATTTATTATTGTGAATCCTTAGATTTAATAAATTTTACTAACTTTACCATATGTGTAGATGATGTACCTACAGAAACTAGAATATATAAAACTGCTGGAACAGTACTTCTTGAGAATGATGTCTTTAAGATGTGGTATTCTGGTAATAATGCTAACTCCACTTTGGGGCATAGAATTTTCTACTGTGAATCTTTAGATGGTAAAGTTTGGTATAATTTTATAGAGTGCACTGGTTTAGATAGCACTAGTTTTTATGACACCCGTAACGGTAAACAATCACCCTGTGTAATAGCAGAAGGTTCTGTATATAAAATGTGGTATAGTGGTGTGGGTATAGGTAACACTTATTATTATTCCATATTATATGCTGAGTCTAGTGATGGTATATCTTGGGTAAACCGCCAAGGTCTTCTTCATGAAACCACTATTGACATAGATGTTGTTATAAGCACTATAAATATAAATTTCGCCTACTTTGAGAATGGTTTATATTACGTATGGATAAAAGTTAATGTCTCTGGTGGAGGCACAATGTATTATGCTTCTTCTGAGGATGGTAAAACCTTCACTGATTTTCATTTATTTTCTGAGTTTAATTTACAGGGTACTTACGACCTTACTAATATATCAGGTATATTTGTATACAAAGAGTTTAGTAATTTATACACTTTACTATATAGCGGCGTGTTAAGTAGTCAATATTGTATTCTACGCGTGGACTCGGTAAAGCTTGAAAATCCTATAATACCCTCTCAGCTAGTTTGGAAAGATAAGTTTAGTTCTGTACACCACTTTAATCCCTCATTTGGTTATGTTAACTCCACAGATATTAACTCACCTGTGTTAGCATTAAATAATGTATCTATAACTTCTGACAATTTAGGAAGCTATGCCATAAAATTTAATAGTTTAACTAGTACGGCAGATCTAGGTACTAATCATAGATATAACTATGGTTATACTTCACAAGCACTTATATTCGGTACTATAGATGATGGTAATATTATTATGACCAAAGGTTTATATTCTAAAACTTCAATGTCTTTATACTATCAACAAACACCCTTACTAACCCGTGATAGTTTAAGTGATGATTTTTCTGGACCTATAGGTGATCCACTAGACCCTTATTTGTGGACTATTTTATTAGGTGGTGCTACATTAGATGGGAATAGAATTAAATTCGATACTAATCTAGATAATAGAATTACAACTAACTATTACGTGGGTGATGACTTTGATTTCTCTTTTGATTTTGATGTCACTGGCGGGAACTTAAGTGATGATTGGGCCATAAGGGTCAGGTTACACTTTGTTGGGGAAGTAAATGAGTATCTATTCAGTGTTACACGTTCAAATAACCTTTCATATATTTATATACAACAAGTAGCCCCAGGAACTTTTACAACAAAATGGGGGGTTAATATAGGTAGTGTTGTAGATTATTTCTCAGGTAAGATACGTATATATAATGATGGCACAACTACAAAATATACTTATTATTATGATGGCGCCTGGTATAATGGTTACTCCGTGGGGTCAACCACAAAAACTTATACTAAAATTATTCTTAATAATACCCAAGGAGTGTCTAATACCGGTGGGGTCACCTCTTTTTATATTTCAAATTTCTATACAAATGAAAATTGCTCTTTTTTCAGACGTTCATCGCGTAATAATAATGTATTAGCTATGGAGTATAGGTATAATAATATTACACATATTTTAGAATTACCTGATTATACGTTATCCTCTGACTGGCTATCTTATACTTTAGGTGTGTCTAGTAATTTTACGGACTTAAACGCTTTACTAGGTGATTCCGATACCCGCTTTTTATTCAAGACAGCCGAAGGAGTACGTACAAATGAAACGTCTGTGATTCTTGGTGACCTAGAGACAGGCATAACTGGTAAAATATCGGAAGTATTTTTTTTCAAGCATCAAATATCTAGCGACTCTGTGCTATTTATGAACAGAAGTTTAAAAGATGAACTAATAGAATTTAGTAATTATTTTGTGAGAGGTTACACTACAATATATAATAAGACGTACATCACAAGGGTTTTAGTATATGACCAAAATTCTGGTGATTTACTAGGATCATCTATAACAGATAATAATGGTTTCTACTACTTAGAAGTGCCATTTAGAAGTGCTTACTTTATAATAGGTGTTGGTGACTCTCTTCACAATGATTTTATTTTAAGTAATATCACCCCGCAACTAATTTTATAGTTGACATTTCAATAAATATACCTTATACTATACAGACAATTTAGTATTTTAACATTAACTAAAAGGAGTTATTATGGAATTTAGTGTAGATTTACTGTCTCTTCAGAAAGCCATGAAATTATTTAGTGCTGTAGCTAAAGCTACTTCTGAGGACACAGACGGACAATTGTTTATGGACATTAGAGATACCGGAGAATTAGTGCTACTTTGTAGTAATAAATTAGTATCTCTAACGCATGTAGTGCCTAAATGTGACGTAAAAACGGTAGGCGTTAATGCTATATTATATGGCAAACTTAGTTCTTTTCTTTTTGCATTCCCCTATCTATCCGAGGGTGTGGGAGCTAAGATAGTTAAATTCAAAGCACTTAAGAATGACCTATCTGTTACAATTGATAGCCTTGCGGCTAACAATAAAAAAACAGCTCATAAATTAAAATTACGTTTATATCCACCACAAAAAATTGCAATACCATCACCTTTTACACAAAGTTTATTTGAAATTAATGCAGCTACTCTACGTTTAGCTTTGTCTAAAGTTATGTATGCTGTTAATCCCTCATCAATACGTAATTTTTTACAAGGTATAAATATAAATTTCGATAAAGACTATGTATATTTTGCAGGTACTGACGCACAAAAACTATCTGAGTATAAAACACCTAACACTAGTAAGTTTTTTGAGGGTAGTTTTACACTTACCTATAGTTTTGTTAACGCATTAAAACGTGTATTAGACACAGATAGTACCGTATTCTTTTGTATAGACAACGGTAAAATAAAAGCTAAATTTAGTAATACTGTACTACATGGTCAATTAATACTAGGTGAGGAGTACCCAGACTATACAAAAGCTTTTGAGAATTTTACTCATACAATTACACTAAATAAGAATATACTATTAAGTAGTTTAGCACCAGTACTTCCGTCACTTGATCAAGAAGATCATAGTAGACTAACCATAACTTTAGTTAATAATAAGTTATCATTAAAGAATGATTTTGCTGATGCAGAATATAGCGAAGACATTAAGTTTACAGGTGATTTTATAGTTGATCTTAACGGTACCTATCTATTACAGACTCTAACAGCTATAATGGATGATTTAGTCATTATGCAGTTTTCTAATGATACAAGTGCTGTAATATTTGACTCAGCACAGTTTAGTAATCAGAAGGCTTTAATAACTCCTGTTAGGCGACATTAATGAAAAATTTAGATATTTTAATCTCTAAAGTAAAACAGTTAGATGCACCAAGTTTTTTAAATGATAAACTACCTGAGAAAGAAGTTGAAGTGGCATGTGTAAACTTTTTAAAATCGTTGGGATACAAAGTAGCAAATAAGGCAAGGCCTAGACAAATAAAAAATCTTGACGAGTTGGTTAATTTCTTTTATAATTTAATGGACTACTATCACAATGATGTTTGTGCACTAGTAGCTAATAGGCAAAAAGATAGAACTTTATTTACAAGGTTTATAAGTAATAGACAGCTAGAGCTTAAGTGTTCCTTTGAGGATGGTATACAGGACTGTGCTAATATTATTAACGCCCTATTTGTGTATGAATCTGAATTAGACCTAACCTTACCTATAGGTACTTGGGTTTTTGGTAGTGATAAATGTAAATGGATAACTGATAAAGTTATAAGTATGTTAAATAGTAATGTAGAAATACTTAATGCATACAGAATGGAAAAAATGGTAGAAGCGGATGAGTTAAAGGATAATGAATACACAGGGTTTAATTTTGAAAATTTAAGGAGAGTACATGGCGATTAAAAAAACAAAAGAATTAAAAGAGTCTGCTTCAGAGGTTGGGGCAAGTACTGGAGGCAAAACATCTTCATTTGATATTGCTATAAAGGCTATTAATAAAAAACATGGTAGCGTTTTACAATATATGTGTGATAAACCTTTAGTGATAAACACTATTTCTACACGTAGTATAGGGTTAGATGCTGCTTTAGATAGAGGTGGTGTAGCTAAAGGGCGTATATATGAAATTTACGGTCCACCAAGTGCAGGAAAAACCACACTAGCTATGTCAATTATAGCAGAGGCACAACGTAGAGGTATGAATTGTGTTTTCGTTGACGCAGAACATAGTGCTGACCCAAGACTATTTAGTAGTATGGGTGTTGATACTGCTAAACTTCATGTAGTTGAGCTGTATACAGGGGAGGATAACTTAGGTGTTGCTGAAACACTTATGAAAACTGGAAGTGTAGATCTAATAGTTATTGATTCTGTTACATCACTCATACCAAAGGTAGCAGCTGACTCAGAGTTAGAAGATAATAATATAGCTTTATTAGCTAGACTGATGAGTAAAACTACTCTTAGGTTTGTACCTATAGCTGCTGAGACAGATACGTGTGTTATATTTATAAATCAAACACGTAATAAAATAGGTGGGTATGGTAACCCGGAGACCACTACTGGTGGGGATGCACTTCCTTTTTATTCTACAGGCAGGATTAGAGTATCTGGTATAGGAGCAAAAGCAAATAGAATAGTTGATTCAAAAGGTAAAGTTATTGGGCATAAAACAGAGTTTGAAACTATTAAAAATAAATTGGCGTGCCCTTTCGTTAAATCCGAGACAGACCTAATATATGGTGTTGGTTATGACATGACTGGGGAAGTTATTAAAATAGCCACTGATTTAGGTATTTTGACTAAAGCGGGTAGTTGGTACAAATACTCCGATGAAAATATAGGTCAAGGTGACAACGGAGTAAGAAAGTTTTTTGAGGACAACCCAGATATTTTCCTACTAATAAAAGAGGAAATTACTGTATTACTTGGTTTAGATGTATACTACAAAGCGCAAGCGGAGTACGATAAAGCTAGAGAAGTTACGGCGTAGTTATGAGTAAAATAGCTGATGATGTATATAATATATTAAAAGAAGAATTTCAATTTACTTATATTGAGAAAGAGTATTATGTTAGATTTAAAAATACTCAGTTATTTTTTGATTTCTATATTAAGGAGTTAGGGCTATTATTTGAATGTCAGGGACGTCAACATACTGAGTTTGTTAAACACTTTCATGGTGACGTCTCTAATTTTTATGCCCAAAAGAGGAGAGATAGTCTAAAAGTTGAGTATTGTGAAGAAAATGACTTGACTTTAGTGTTGTTATTTGATACAATAGACAGCATAGACAATGAACTTGTACTAAACAGAATATATGAGGCGATGAATGTTTAATCTTATAAATGTAAATCCAAAGAGACATGGAAAGGACTGTGCAGACTGGTGTCCTTTAAAAGATGGAACTGCAACAGGTGACATTAAGTACTGCGACTTAAGTCAGTATTGTAGACAGATAGGTATGAAGACAGACTGGTATCATTTTTTTAACTATGAAACCAAGCAGTACGACTTCGATTATTTTTGTACTGGCTTTTACGTTACAGAAGAAAATAAAAAAGACGACAATGAGGTATCATAAATGGATGAGGGGTTATTGTTATTTCAAAAAAGTAAACCAGAGAATTCTTTAATAGAGGACATATTTTCATACGATGTACGTACCTTAGAACAGACAGACGATATGTTTATAAGTAAAGGTGTTATTGCTTTATCACAATACTTAGTGTACTTTAAGTCACAATATAATATTACTAGGGCTGAGATAACTAGAAAAGAACGCATATTAGAAGGTGTTTTATTTGGTTTAATAACCCCTGCCATTATAAAAGAGTTCAAAACTAAAAAAGATGCAAGAGCCTCTTTAGTATATACTAACCAAGTACTAAATACTTTACAAGATGAAATTGATGCTTTACAAGATGAGTTAGTTCTTTTAGATGGTGTAGATAAAACCATTATGGAACTTATTGCAGCGTTTAAACGCGAATTAACAAGGAGAGAGAATGAATTATACCAAAGAAAGCACTATAAGTAAGAGTATTGATAAATCTGCGCATACTTTTTGTGATGCTTATAATGAACGAGGTATTCTTTCTGCTATGTCTCATAGTGAAGATAACTTTTTTAATGTACTAGCTAGAGTGGAAGAGACTGATTTCCTTGCACCTGAGTCTAGAGCGTTCTTCTCTATTTTATGTTTATTGAATAAAGCAGGGTACTCGAAATGTAGTAAACTTTTACTAACTAAAACTTCAATAGATTTAAATTTTGAAGATACCTGTAGCGAGGCATTTATTGACGCTATATTAAATGTACCAGTACCGGATAAAGACTTACCAAATTTAATTACAAAATTGATAGATGATAGTACAAAATATAAGTTATTCAGTAAGTTAAATTTACACACAGATAGCGTTTTAGCAAATGCGTCTTCGTTAGCTTCTGTATCTAGTGATGACTTGATTAATGGCGTACAGGCTGACTTAATATCTTTATCTATTCATAGTGAAGCTATAGCAGAACCTAAGCACATATCAGATGGTTTAGATGAATACATAGAAAGTATTATGGATGATCATATACCTGTTATTGGTATTTCAACAGGCTTCCCTATACTCGATAAGGTTATTGATGGTTTAATTCCTGGAACATTAATGATTGTAGCAGCAAGGAAGAAAATGGGTAAGTCTACTGTGCTTACTAATATAGCTACTCATGTAGCGGTTAATGATGGACTACCCACACTATACGTGGACACAGAAATGACCTTTAAAGAATGGCGTGACCGGGTACTAGCAATCATTAGTGGTGTACAGGAGAGAACTATCAAACATGGTGGCTTTAGAAATGATAAAGAAGTATTTAGACGTATACAAGAAGCAGCTAAATATCTAAAGAAAAGTAAGTTGTTTCATCATTACTTACCTGGATATAATTTAGAAAAGATAACAGCACTCTACAAAAAATATAAGTTCAAAGAAGATATTAAGTTAGCTGTTTTTGACTACATAAAAGAGCCAGAATCTTCCAGTGTGGAAGCAGGTAGGAAAGAATACCAAATTTTAGGTGATGTAACAACACGCTTAAAGGATTTATCCGGCCAGTTAGATATTCCGTTCTTAGCAGCAGTACAAGTAAATAGAACAGGGGATGTAGCTGACTCTGATAGAGTAGCTAGATATGGAGATATCGTAGCTTTTTGGGGCCTTAGGGATTTGAAAAAAGCTGAAGAAGAAGCAGTAGATTTAGATATAGCTGGGCATTACGGACTATGTATTCGTGATACGCGTCGTGGTGGTACTACTGGTGAGTGGGGCATAGGCTTTAAATTTAAAAAGACTAAGCTTAGAATCGTTGAAGTAAGTCAAGAAAATCAAGTAGAAACATTTGACTATTTAAGTGATTTAAAATTAGATTTAGGTAGTAATCAAAATGGAGGTGATAGCTTTGCAGAACACAACACGCTCTTATGATAATACAGATATACAACTACTAAAAGAAAGTGTAGACCTACATCTTTTATTACATTCTCTAGGCTTTAAAATAACAAATGAAAATGCTAAACAAATTAGAGCATCTTGTGCAGTGCATGGTGGCGATAATAGGAGTGCTTTTAGGTTAAATAAACAAACCAGGACATGGCTTTGTTTTACCTCTAAATGTCAGGAAACCTATGGTTATGACATAATAGGTCTTATAAAAGGGGTACTTAAAATTGATTTTAAAGAAGCAGTAAAATATCTTCAAGATCTTGTAGGTGATAGTGTTTTATCTAATAATTTTAAAGTTGATAGATTATTTTCTAAAGATAGAGATGCGTTTATTAAAAGTTATGCAACTTCACAGCAGCCCGCATATGTATCTGAAGATCATTTAATATCTTACAGGCCATTACGTTCGCAGGTTATGATTAGACAAGATAATTTTAGCAATACTACCTTAGATTATTTTGAAGTTGCTGGTGGCTTAACAGATGAGTTTGGTATTCTTAGGGATATAATACCAATCAGAGATGTTGATGGTGCATTAAAAGCCTACTCATTAAAAGATACAAGGATGAACCCACCAGACGATTCTTTTAAATATATAATAACTACTGGTTTTGTTAAAGATCTAGTTCTTTATAACTTGCAAAATGCTAAACTATATGGTAATATAACACCTATAATAGTTGTAGAAGGTTTTAAGTCCGTTTGGCGCATGTACGACTATGGTATTTACAACGTAGTTTGTACTATGGGTTCTTTTCTTAGCCCAGGACAAGTGCAGTTGTTGAAAATTTATGCACTTAAAGGAGTTATTATAATGTATGATGCTGATAAAGCTGGTAGAGGTGGTGCAAAGTTAGGGGTTGAAGCTCTTACAAAAGAGGGCATACCTGTAGTAGACATTGACATCACTCCTTCTGTTAAAAAAGAGACAGATGGGCCAGCAGAATTGACAACAGACGAAATTTATAGGTATCTAGATGAATATATCAGGTGAGAATATTGTAAAATTAGTAGGTAAAATCTCTTACAGAGAAGTCAGCATATATAGTGATATAACAAATTACAAATGTAAACTGGCTTTACCTATTGATGATAAATTTCAATATGTTAAAATAGGGGCATGGGGTAAAATTGCTGAAGCGTTGGCAGAATTACCTAATGGTACGTATATAAAATTATTTGGGCATATAGAAGAGACATCTTATGACACTAAATGTAAATACTGCCAAGGACCTTCAAAAGCATACTGGACAAATGTAGTTGTTGATAATTTTATTGTTTTATACTAATTAAAGGAGATCTAAATGAACGAAAATGAAAATGGGATGGGTTTACAGGAAACTGATGCTATATACGCAATGCCTACCTTAGCCATGTTACCAGCTAATAATTTTAAGATCCATATTAGTGAAGAAATGTACTCTTTTAAATTACCTTGTAAAGGTAGTTATTATGATTTAGACCCTACATTCTTTACTGAAGAAGATGGAGACTTTACTATTTTTAGTGATAACATATTCTATGTATCTACTATTACTAAAGTTCTTTTTGGCGTTAAAAAATATCCAGCTCTAGCGGATAATCAACTATTTTGCCCAATAAGTTTTAAAATTGTAGATGACTTTGTAGCTATTGACGGTAAAGTTGTAACTATGCTTGAGGATTAAAATGAAAGACTACTATAAAGTTTTAGGTGTCACCCCTAATGCTACAGATGAAGAAATAAAGAAAGCGTTCAGAAAGTTAGCTTTACTACATCACCCAGATAAGAATAATGGTGATGATACTAAATTTAAAGAAATAAATGACGCTTACCAGATTTTATCTGACCCCCAGAAAAGAAACCAACATGATAATCCTAGGTCTGGTTTTAGTGACTTTGATATTAATGATTTTTTTAAAAACCATTTTGGTATGGGTGGTCAGCATAATAGGCAAAACTTCCCAACGCCTGGACAAGATGTAAATATAAAAGTACCTGTATCTATATATGATATACTATCAGGGGCTACTAAAAATATTAAGTTTACTCTGGCAGACCCTTGTCAAAAATGTGCGGGCACAGGCGCGTCAGAACGTACCACATGTAATGTATGTAATGGTATGGGCAGTACAGAACAAATCGTTATGCAGTTTAATGTGCGTATGATGACACAAGTACCTTGCAAACATTGCTCAGGCCGAGGCTTTACTGTTAAAACAAAGTGCACCTCTTGTGACTCTGGGAGGGTAATTGTAGAGAAAGAGATTGATGTAGCTATACCTAATGGCGCCACACATGGGTCAGTGTTGAGGTTCATGGGTAAGGGAGGTATTGGTAAAAATGGAGGACCTAATGGTAATGTATTTGTACAATTGCACTTAGTACTTCCATCAATTGACAAAGTTACCCCGGAACAATTGAAAGTACTTAAAGAAGTTAGCAATGTGTAAAATTTTAAGTATAGATGTTTCTGCCTCCTCTACAGGTTGGTGTTTTACTTCAGATGGTATGACTTTTAAAAAGGGTGTTATTTGTACTAGCCCTAAATCTACTAGGTCTGAAAGATTATTACTATTTAGTAATTTATTAGAGCAGTTACTTATAGACTTAGCCCCTGACTTTATAGTCCAGGAGGATACTTTTTCTGGTATTAATGTAGGAACTCTAAAAATACTTAGTGAGTTTGCTGGGGTAGCCAAACTCACCTGTATAAAAACACTAGGTATTGAACCTTACATAATTACAAATACTACTGTCAAGTCTTACTTTGCATCACCTAATAAAGAAGACCTATTTAATTTCGTATGCTATTTATTAGATATAGAAAACTTGACATTTAAAAAAGATAATGATATGATTGATGCACAAGCACAACTATTTTGTTATGCTGATACAGTTTTAAATAAATATAAATATAGATATGCTAGAGATTATGGCTATCTTTATATGGAGGGAAAAAGTGAAGAAAATTGTTAAATTAAGTGCCACAAGAATAAATACGTTTCTACAATGTAAACTTAGATATTGGTACTCATATGAAGAGCACTTAGAAAAACTATCTAACCCTGTATTTAAGTTAGGGCTTGCTTGCCATGATACTTTAGAAAAAGCTGGTCGTATCATGAAAGAGCAAGATATTAAAAAATTTAGTGCCACACAAATTAAAGAATTACTAGCTTATTATGATAAGGCTTCTGTTAAACATGGTATAGAAGATTACGGAGATCATCTAGTCGGTAAAGATATAATTAAAGCTAAGCTTAAAATTTTTAAGATTGGTGATAAAATTGTGGGTATAGAGGATAGATTTGGATTTCCAAATACACAGGTTATCACTACTAACGGTGGAGTGGAGTTGATTGGTGCTATTGATAAAGCAGTAGAAGTCAATCCAACTACTTTATTAATTGTGGATTACAAGACATCTAAAACAGTACCGGATGCGAATAAGTTAAGTTCCGACATTCAGTTATCAATGTATAATCTAGTAGCTAGAAAGTTATATCCCCAATATAGTAGAGTAATACTTTGTTTGGATATGCTACGTTCTGGTGATTTAGTTTACACGTATAGGACTGATGAAGAGCTTGAGGAATTTGAGCAGTACTTAAATGCCGTACATGCAGAAATCTCAGCTTTAACAAGAGAAGAAGCTAAACCCTCAATCAACTTTTTATGTGCTTGGTGTGATTATACTAATGTGTGTGAGAAATATCAGGAGCTTTGTGTTAAGAAAGAGTTCTCTTTCCTAAATGTACAAACTCTACCAGATGAAGAATTAGTCACTGAGTGGGAATCTGTTAGAGCAAGCCAGAAGATTCTAGAACTACGTGAAAAGGAAATTGCAAATGTACTTATAGAAAAGATTAAGATACAGGAGAAGTCGGTTGTTTCTGGCGAGCAAGAGATGGTTATGCGACAGAATTCAAGGACTTCGTATAACGCAGCAAAACTAAGCACCTTCATCCCTGTAGAAGACTTTGCAACATTGGTTACAGTATCACCTACAAAGCTAAAAAAGTATCTTGAAAAAAATCCAAGTATACTACCCGTAATGGATGATATAAGTGAGACAAACTTTAATGGCGCCTTTCTTGCTACAAAAAAGATTAAGGCTAAGAAAACAAAAACCAAAGAGGATTAAGAATTATGCAAAAGACAAAAATTTTAGTATACGCGGATAGTCCAACCGTAGCAACAGGGTTTGGTACTGTAAGTAGAAACATACTAGCCCAATTACATGCTAGTGGTAGGTATGATATTGATATTTTCGGTATTAACTATCATGGTACACCACACACACTACCTTACAGAATTTGGCCAGCAATGGATCATCAAGCCGGTGACCCTTACGGAAGACGTAAATTTTGTTACTTTGCTTTAGAGCATGACTTTGACATACTCTGGGTATTGCAGGATACCTTTATAGTTGACTTTTTACCCGAACTAATTAAGCATTTGAAAGCAAAAAGAGTAAAGCCGTTTAAAACTATTATGTACTACCCTATTGACAGTGTACTACGTGCTGAATGGTACCCTAACTTACTCCCCGTAGATAGGTTAGTAGCTTATACTAACTTTGGAAAACAAGCTTATTTGAAACACGTAAGAGGTAAACAGCCAGATATAGATATAATTTACCATGGGGTAGATATGAATATATTTAAACCCCTACCTACTGAAGAAGTTGCTAAATTTAGGGAATCTTACTTTTCTATTGGTAAGGACCGCTTTATATTTATGAATATAAATAGAAATCAGCAGAGAAAAGATATCCCTAGAACTATCCAAGCGTTCAAGGAGTTTAAGAAGTATGTACCCGAATCAATGCTATACTTACACATGTGCGGTGTAGACCAGGGTTGGAACATTCCTAAACTACTTACGGAGATGGATATGCAACTAGGTAGAGATGTGGTATTACCGGATAAGATGGAGCCTAATCAGGGCTTTCCTGTAGACGTTATTAACTACCTCTATAATAGCTGTGATTGTGTAATAAGTACTACCCTGGGTGAGGGTTTTGGTATAGGTTGGTTAGAGGCTATGGCTTGTAAAACTCCAACTATCATGCCTAATAATACTGCAATGGAAGAACTTATTACAAAAGAGCGTGGTTACTTGGTGGGTAGTGGTAATAATTTAAGTTTATGGACTACCTTACCTAATGATAATGATATCCCCCGGCCTTTGGTTGATGTAGATGATTTAGTAGCTAAAATGTGTTATGTGTATGATAATTATACAGAAGCAAAGGCTAAAGCTGATAATGCTTATGAGTGGGTTAAGTCAGATATGCAGTGGTCAGGTAAAATTGCTACTCAGTGGTTAAATATTTTTGACCAGGAAGCTGCTAAATTGTCTTCTAGAGTAAGTAGTAAGCCAAAAACCAAAGCTATAAATTTAGAACAACTATAAAATAAGTAGTCATATTATTCAGGGGGCAAGTAAACTACTTGTCCTCTGAAGTAATTTAAGGAGTATAATTATGAAACAGTATTTGGACCTATGTAATAGAATAGTCAGTGAAGGTAAATGGGTAGATAATATTCGTACTGGTAATAGGTGCCTAACAGTTATAGATGCTTCTTTCGAATATGATGTTAGTGAGGGAGAGTTCCCTATGCTAACTACCAGAAAGGTTTTTTGGAAGCAAGCTATTTCAGAGATGTTAGGATACTTACGTGGATATACAAGTGCAGCACAATTTAGGGCAATAGGGTGTAACACATGGACAGCTAATGCAAACGATAATGAAGCTTGGTTAGCTAATCCTTGGAGGAAAGGTGAGGACGATATGGGTAGATGTTATGGCGCCCAAGGCAGAGGATGGATAACACCTGAAGGTAATAAGATAGACCAATTACTAAATGTGTATAATGATTTAAAACAGGGAATAGATAATCGTAGTGAAATAATGACTTTTATGAATCCAGGCGAGAGAGATAGGGCGTGTCTTAACTCGTGTATGCATACCCATACCTTTAGTATCTTAGATGGAGAGTTATACCTAACATCTTATCAACGTTCCTGTGATGTCCCATTAGGTTTAGTTTTCAATCATCTACAAGTAGCATGGTTCTTAATGGTTATGGCCCAAATAACTGGGCTTAAACCAGCTAAAGCTTTTCATAAAATTATAAATGCTCATATATATGAAAATCAACTAAACTTGATTCAGGATGTTCAATTAAAGCGTGAGCCTCTACCTCTACCTAAAATAAAGATTAATCCAGATATAAAAACTTTAAAAGACTTGGAAACTTGGGTAACTGCTAATGATTTTATAGTTGAAGGCTACAACTGTCATCCAGGAATCAACTTTCCTTTTAGTGTGTAAGAGATACTTATGACACAAGTTATATTTATATTAGCTATAGCTAACAACAATGTAATGGGTTGTAATAATAGTATACCATGGCATTACTCAGAAGATATAAAGAGGTTTAAAGAAGTAACTACAGGTTACCCAATAGTTATGGGCAGAAAGACGTGGGAGTCTTTATCTGTGCAGCCACTACCCAATAGGCCTAATATTGTACTAACACGTGACTTAAACTATAGTACTGGCTGTAGGGCTTACAAATTTAATAATTTAGAAGATGTTATTACTAATTTTAGTGTATACGATAAAATATATGTAATTGGTGGGTCAGAAATATTTAATGCCTATCTTTCTTATGCGCATGTATTAGATATTACTAGGATCAATGCTGAACATGTCGGAGATATTTATTGGCAAGACATAGATTTAAATATTTGGGAGTTGCAAAGTAGTAGAATTAGTGGTATACTTGATTTTAGAATTTACAAAAGAAAGGAGATAATATGCAACAATACGTAGTTGGTGTAATTTTTGATGAAACATACGACAATGTTTTACTGATACGTAAACGAAGACCTGAGCTGCAAATAGGAAAGTTAAATGGTGTGGGTGGTAAAATAGAAGTAGATGAAACACCTTATGCAGCTATGATACGTGAATGTGAGGAGGAGTGCGGTTTACTATTATATAATTGGTTGTTAGTAGATAACTTTACTGACAATGTTAATTTTAATGTGCACTTCTTCACAATACAGACAACAGCTATACAAAAGGCCGTTTCTAAGACTGACGAGCAGGTAGAGATCTGGCCTTTATATGAATTATGTTTTTCTGATATAGTGTCACCTACAGACGACGTAATACGTTTATATTACAATAATGATTTAAAGGAGAATTTATATGGGGATACAAGGGATAAAGTATATAGCACCATGTCTTGATAATTCTGGTTACGCTAAAGCGGCTAGAGGCTACATACTTGCATTACATAAATTAGGTGTGCCTTTAACAATAGCGCCCATATCTTTTGAGGAAGCTAGACCAGATTTAGGAGAGGCTTCTTCAATTATTTCTGAGTTGCTTAATAAAGATATTGAGTATGACACTGTTATTATACATACAACTCCAGAATTCTGGGAACGTTACCGTGAGGAAGATAAAATAAATATAGGGTACACTGTGTGGGAGACAGACCATTTACATCCAGAATGGCCTAAATATATAAACACCAATGTAGACAAAGTTTTTGTACCTTGTTCATGGAATAAGGAAGTATTTGAAAGTAGTGGTGTTACTATACCTATTTATGTAGTACCACATGTGGTGGACACTTTTAACTTTACAAAAAATGAAGATTGTAGTAATATATTAAACATACCTGACAAAGATACCTTTTTGTTTTATAATATTAATCAATGGACTGAACGTAAAAATCCTTTGGCCACTATAAAAGCATATTGGTCGGCTTTTCAGAATGATGAAAATGTTGCGCTAGTTTTAAAAACATACGGTAGTAGCTACGCTGATGCAGACAGAGATGCAATTCGAGCAACTATTAAACGTATGAAACAGATGATTGTACTACCTAAGTACCCACCAATCTATTTGATTTTAGATTTGTTGAGTGAAGAGGAAATAACTGCACTACATAAAAGGTGTGATTGTTATATAGCTTTAGACAGGGCAGAAGGTTGGGGAATGAGTACGGCTAATGCTGGGGCCGCAGGTAATCCAGTTATAGTGACAGGTTATGGTGGTGTTTTACAGTACTTAAATAGTCATAATAGTTACTTAGTTAACTACGTAGAAACACCTGTGTCAGGTATGCCTTTCTCCCCATGGTACTTAGGGTCGATGAACTGGGCAGAAGCATCCCCAACACATGGGGCATCTTTAGCACAATGTGTATTTGAAGATAAGTTAACAGCAAAACGTAGAGGTGACCAATTAAAGAAGGAGCTTATAAGTAATTTCTCTGATGACATTATAGGAAAGATCTTTATAGAAGCAGTTGAAATTTAATTTATTAGAGGTTAATTTGAAAAAGACATTGAATATTGGTTGTGGTGACAGGACATTTACAGAATATCCCGAAGGATTTAAATGTATAAATTTAGATGAACGTTCAGATTTAAGTGTAGTTGATGTAGTCAGCTCTGCAGAAGTACTTCCGTTTGAAGATAATTATTTTGACTACCTATTAGCTAGTGATATTATAGAACATTTTCCAATAAGTAAAACTCTAACCTTGTTAACTGAATGGTACAGGGTCTTAAAATTAGGAGGAACTTTGGAAATACGTACACCAGATATGGAGTGGGTTGCTGAGCACTACAAAGATAATAAAGATGCTAAATTTGTGTCTTATCATATTTTTGGAGGTCAAGACTACCCAGGAAATTTTCATTACGTTATTTTTAACACTAAATGGTTACAAGAACTGTGTTCTGAAGTAGGCTTAAAATTAATTAGTACTTTAAGTGTACATTCTAACTTTATTCTTAAAGTTATTAAGTAAAGTAAATGAGGTACTCTATGCATAACGTATAGGTACCTCACGTGTCTTTTATAGGTGTTTTATTAAAAAAGGTGTACTGACATATCTTTAGTATTAAAACTCTACTACGGGGCATTATAAGCGTTTTTAACTGCAATTTAAATAATTGTTCTACACAAGTAAATTTTTGTTGCTTTAATTATAATTCTATGCTAATATATTGGGAGATTAAATGAATAGATGGTTCAGTAACTACTACAATAATCTAATAGAGAACTATATATTTAAAATGTTGTATAAATATTGTGGTACCCACCTCGATGATTTGTGTGTACTGGATACAACTACAGAGGAATATTGGGTTGACTTTTATTTAAATACTGTACAGGCTACTTTGGTTACGAGTTTAGATAAGAACCCACCTTGTGTTAATAAATTTATTGATGTGTACAATTATGACATACTCGATAAAGAACTTTATGAAAGCATAGGCCCATTTATAGGACAGTATGACGTAATACATGTATTAAGCACTCTATCTTATGAATTAAATGACTTTATGTGGCAGAAGGCTCTAGAAAATTTGTGCACTTATTTAAAGTCTGGTGGTTTTATGATAATTACTGGTGACTTACAATCCTCGTATACAGAGGACTCTTGTAGACACAGATCTTCAGGGCTTTGGAGGGCTATTATAAATAATTCAGGTTGTACAGTTAAACATTTTATTAAGACACCCACCAGTAGTATACTAAATATCCCAAATGACATATTAATAGTAGGTAAAAAATGACAAAAATAATAATTTCAGAAATAGATGGAGTTATTACTTCTGGATGTAGCAGAATTGATAACATAGGTATAACACTGTTTAAGGATTTTTACATTGGTGACTTTGAAGCTATAAACAAGTTGAAGTCCGACTACCAGTTTGTGTTCTTATCTGCCGACAACAATGTTAATTATAATCTCTGTACAAGAAAATATATACCTTTTTACTGGGCACCAAAAAATAAACGTGATATTTTACTTGAAATTTTACGCAAATACAATTATACTGCTGATGACGCTGTTTATATTGGAAGCTTTATATCAGATATACCTTGTATGCGTATGATACCTAATTCTTTTTGTACTAACAAAGATTTGGGGTTTAAACAATTTAAAACTACCTCAGGTAGAGGTATCTTAACTGAATTATATTTAAATCGAAAGGAGTACTTATGTTAATAAGAAGAGAAACAAGGACAGGCGCAAATGGTTTTTTAACTGTGTACAGGCCTTGTACAGTAGAAGAATTTTTAGGAAGTCCTTCTGTTAAAACATTGGTCAGTAATTATCTTATAAAAGGTACACTACCTCATATTTTATTACTAACAGGTGATGCTGGTTTAGGTAAGACTACTTTAGCTAGGATTTTAGCACTGAGTTTAAATTGTGAAAATTCTAAAGATACAGTACCATGTCTTACTTGTTCTTCTTGTACCGCTATTTTAAATTCAAATAGTATGGATGTTAATGAAATAAATGTAGGTAGTAACAACGGTAAAGACGCCGTAGATGGGTTAGTTGAGAATTTATCCTCTTCACCATTTAGCTCTAAACATAAAGTTCTAATATTTGATGAAGCGCATAGATTATCTCCAGCAGCACAAGCTTTATTACTAAAGCGTATGGAAGATTGTTACTCACATGTGTATATTATATTTTGTACTAATGAGCCAGAGAAACTAACAAGTAAAAATACGGATGACGATCCGTTTCTAGATAGGTGTAAGATATTGCATCTGAAACCTTTATCTCCTGAAGAGATAATGCAAATGTTAGAAAACGTAGCTCAATTTGAAGGGGTAAACTATGACATTGATGTATTAAAGTATATTTGTGACTTATCTTTTGGTGTACCTAGAAAAGCGCTTAATTGTTTAGACTCTGTAATAACAGAAGGTTCTTGGAATTTAACTAATGTTAAAGAGTTACTAACAGGTATTATCTTAGATGAAGATGATGCAGAAACTATACATCTATGTAAGACATTAATTAAACGAGATTTTAAAGAATCCTGTGTATTGTTTGAGAAGTTAGCCAAGAAATACCCCGTAGAGAGTATACGTATTGCTGTATGCGGCTTTTTTGTGGGCTGTCTAAAACGAAGCAACTTAACTAGTGGTAAGAATATTTCAAACGCTTTATCACAATTAACAACACCAATCTATCTTACAGGTAAACCTGCAGAACACATGTTTTATAATATAATGTTTAAAGTAGTAACTTTATTAGGGAGTTAGAATGAATAATTTAGAAGCATTTGTTGAGTTACCTGAACTACCTACACCAAACTATGAATATATAAAAGATGAAGCTAGAGCTAGAGAGGTACTCGATTTTTTATATACCCAGCCAATATTGGAGGTAGATACCGAGGGCACATCTTTAGACCCCTTTAGATGTAAGACTACCCTATTGCAAATAGGTGTGCCTAATATGGCTTACGTATTTGATGTAAGAAGTGACTTACCTGGGATTACTATTCATGGTAGTTTATTTAAGAAAATTTTAACAAGTAAAAAGCAATTAAAGATACTTCAAAATGCTAGCTATGACATGAAAGTTTTAAAGTCTCAGTATGGTTTTTATATTGAAAATGTTTATGATACAATGCTAGCAGAAATTCTTATGTATCTAGGTGTGCAAGTATCTGGTTTTAGTTTAGCTAAATTAGTAGAAAAGTACTTAGGAATGGTTATGAATAAAGAACCTCGTGGGACTTTTGAAGTTTATGACCAAGAATTTACTGACAAACAGGTTGCATATGCCGCAAATGATGTTTGTGTATTAGATATAATACGTAGTATGCAAATGCAAAGAATAGAGAAGTACAATTTGCAAGAGGTACTAGCACTAGAAATGGCTTTTATAAAACCACTGTGTGAGATGGAATTAAATGGTGTAAAATTAGATGTAACAAAGTGGCGTCTTATGATGGATGAATTTGCTAGTGAGCTTGAAGGGTTCAAAAAGAATATTGAGGATAGCTTACAAGTCACACAAGACCAGTTATCGTTATTTGGTGTACCAACAGTTAATATTGCAAGCCCTGTTCAACTTAAGGCAGCCTTAAACAAACTTGGTATTAAGGTTGAGTCCACTGCAAACGAGGCGTTAAAAAAATATTCTGGTCATAAAGTTGTAGATGATTTATTATCTTACAGACAAAATGCCAAGTTAGTAAATACTTATGGTGAAGCTTTAATTGAGCGTATACACCCTAAAACAGGAAGATTACATACACAGTTTAAGCAGATGGTATCGACAGGAAGGATGTCTTCTAACAACCCTAATTTACAGAATATACCAGGAAAGCAAAAGTTTAGATCTTGTTTTATAGCAGACGATAAAATGTGTTTAATAACTGTGGATCAGAACTCTGCAGAATTAGTTATTATGGGTGCTATGTCAGGAGAGCCTAACTTTTTAGACACATATGAGAAAGGTTTAGATTTACATACAGTAAACGCTGCTAGAATTTATGAAGTGCCATATGATAAGGTTACTCCTGAACAACGTAAAGCCTCCAAAGCTATTTCATTTGGACTTGCTTATGGTATTTCTGCTGTTGGTTTGGGTAAACGTTTAGGTATACCTAAGGATACAGCTCAAAAGCTTATTGATAAATATTTTAGAATCAATAATGTTTTGAATACTTGGCTTACTAAAGCAGCAAAGGACGCAGTACGTACACATAGTAGTACTACTATTACAGGTAGACACCGTTTTTACAATATACCACCTATGAGTGACCCAGCAAGGAAGAAGATAATAGGTGGGGTAGAACGTGCTGCTAAAAATCATAAGATTCAGGGTTCCGACAGTGATACTATTAAATTAGCAATGGTATTATGTGTTGAACGTTTAGAACAATTAGATGTTGGTGCACGTTTGTTATTGTCGGTACATGATGAGATTGTTGTAGAGGCACCTATAACTCATGCAGATGAGGTGGCTAAGATAGTTGTAAGTTCTGTGGATGACGCCTTTAATCATTATTTTCCTGTTATGCCCATGCGTACTGCACCAGTAATAGGCCCTTGTTGGATAAAGCATGAATGTGAAGAAAAGGATGCAAGTGGTAAAAAATGTGAACACAATATAATGAGATTTGAGGCGGACGACCATTATGGTACTAGACTAGTATGTGATAAATGTACTGCTAAACAAGATTAAGGAAATGAATATGGTTACTATAGGAAATAATATAAAAGTTTTGTTGACTAAATATTCTGAAGATGTTATAATAGACGACATTGGTGGTGAGCTTCTTTTATACAACCACTCACACTTGTGTGGATTCACTGACCAGACTACTATAAGCTTACTTAAGGACTATAGGTTCACGGGGGTCAGTCTTGAATATTTAGAAAATGTTATGAAAATGGAAATTAAAAATTTCTATGACGAAAGCCTAGATTTTTTTATACATTTAAACTATATTTTTGTTAAACAACAAGGAGCAGAATTAGATGACCCAATATGTGTTGTCAGTTTTGTGCCTAAAAGTTCTTCGTGGATTGGCGCCCAGTTTTATGCTAATTTTATAGAGAAAACTAATTAGAGGTGAGCTTATGAAAGTTTATAGAAATGAGGAAACTGCATTAGCATCTTTAAAAGAAAAAGAAACATTCTTTTTAAATGGTGCTTGTCCATACTCAGAAAAATATGGTGGCAGGTTGTGTGGTAATTGGTGTGCTTTATTCTATTTTGATAGAGGTAGGGAGAATTCTAGTACGAACACAAGTCCGTTCGTTATTTTAGGATGTAAAGCAGGAGAAAAATATCTATATGTTGAAACTTTAGTGGAGGATTAATAATGAATAAAGCTTGTGGGTGTAGTCATGGTCCATTAGACATGAAAGTTAAGTACCATAGTAAGGATATAACAAAGGTTCAGAATATTAACATAGGGGATTGGACAGACTTAAGATGTGCCGAAGAACTAGATTTAAAAGCAGGTGATTTTAGATTCATAAATTTAGGTATTTCTGTTGAAGTTCCTGCAGGTTATGAAATGCATATTGCACCTAGAGGAAGTACGTTTAAAAATTTTGGTATTATACAGGTAAACTCTGTAGGGGTATTAGATGAAAGTTATAGTGGTGATGGTGATATAGTTAAGATGCCCGCTTTAGCTATGAGAGATACAAAAATAAGTATAGATGACCGTATTTGTCAATGTAGATTAGTACTTAAGCAACCAAATGTAAACTGGGTAGAAGTTGACTCGCTAGAAAATGAAGACAGGGGCGGTTTCGGCTCCACCGG